ATTTGGGAGAATCAACCAGATGAAATTAAACAAATGGCGTTCTCATTAATCATTGAGAAATTTAATGTAAAATATAAAGTTCTAAAAGAAAATCAAAGGATATTGATAGGGAAATTCATTAATGAAAATCCTGATTCGCCTGAATTTAAAGATTTTATTTTAAATGAATGCAAAACTATTAGGACTCAATTGAGTTCTATTATTAAAAATACTAAGGATCCAGCACTACAAATCAAGCTTCGGGAAACATCAAATTTATTGAATGACATCATTACATCAAAATTCATTAAAGAAGACCATTTAAGTGCCTTATTAACATATTATGAACTAATAGAAACATTACAGAAATGAATTATTTAGACAAATTATTTGAATCATTACAAAGTGCTGGCCTTATTTTAGATGAGGAACAAGAAGGAATTGAATTCAATTCTCCCAATGTTTTTGGAGATGAAGATGAAGACGAATCAACTGGTCTGCAATCTACTCATTTTGAAGAAACTTTTAATAAAATTAATGTTAAAATTGGTAAATTAGATGAGGCAAATTATAAAGATTTTCGTAATGACGAGTCATTGACTGCTAAACAAAAATTAAATAATTGTATACTAGAGATCAATAAAGGACTAGCAGCTTCAGAAAAACTAATTGGCCATGCTATTAAATTAAAGACCGAAGTTGGTGCAGATCAAACAATCTTTTTTAAAGAGACGTTTAGAAAGTTTACTAAAATTGGTGAGAGGATGAATAGATTACAAAGTAAAATTAGGGAATTTTCAAAATGAAACATTTATTAATAGATAATATACCATTCAAATTCACTAAGAATCAAATCTTAGAGTCTATAGAAAAAAATTCTGGTAGATTAATAGTACAAGGACCAGTTCAACGAGCGGAAGCGCTTAATCAAAACTTGCGCAAATATCCAAAACATATTCTTGAAAGAGAAGCTACTAAATATGAACAAACTGAAATAGCTCAAAATAGAGCTTTGGGAGAATTGGATCACCCAGAATCATCTGTAGTAAATTTAAGAAATGCGTCACATAATATTCTTCAATTAGAATGGAAAGGTGATGAGTTATGGGCTAAAATAGAAATATTAAATACTCCGTCAGGTAATATTTTAAAGGAGCTATTTAAAGCAGGAATTACATTGGGTATTTCTTCAAGAGGACTAGGATCAGTAACTCAATTGGATGAAGATACTAGCGAAGTGCAGGATGATTTTCAACTTATATGTTGGGATTTTGTAAGTAATCCATCCACTCAAGGTGCATTCATGAAACCAATTAGTGAAGGAAAACAAATTAAGATTAAAGAAACAAAAGAAGAAAAAGCTGAAAGATTGATTCACGAAATAATTTGCGCGGTAAGTGGTGTTTGCTGCATTAATAAAGGAAAATAAAATGAAATTAACATTAATTCAAAGAAACCAAGTTAAAAGGTATGCCAAAAGGTTAGTGGAAGCTCGTGATAATACTTATGCAAGTTATACTGTTAAGAAAGATAAAATAATTGCACAAGTATCAGGACAAAGAGCCGCAGCATTCACTACATTGGCAAAATCTTGGAAAGAATTAGATAAAAAGGTAACTCTTTTAGAGGATAAAAAAAGAGAATTGAATGAATTAAAAAATCAAATCTCCGCTGAAACTGATGCACAAAAGGAAAAAATTAGAGCAAAAGTTATTGATCTATTTGATGACAGTGAAAGTGCAATGTCATTAACAGTTGAATGTTTAAATTCAACATTTACTGTATCAAAAATAACAGATGAAAATATTCCTAAAAAAACATCTTCTGCTGGAGATATAATATCAACAGATTATAAGAAAGTAATTGAATTACTATTAGAGCAAAATGAAGATCTTAAATCTACGGTGGATGCATTAATAAAACAATGTTCAGTACTAGCGGTGGAAGATATTTGGAAACCGGGAGATAAAAGAAGAACTTCAGTAAAGCCATCTGATGATATAATGAAATCAGAAGGCATGATAAATGAAGGCATATGGAACAAGGTTGTTAGTTTTATTGATAAAATGAAACTTAAAGTAAAACAATATTTTACAAGATTGGAATCAAGACAGCAAAAGATTAATCAACAACTTATATTGTTGAAATCTAATTAGACAGTCTCTAATAAGAGATCTTTAGTAAAGGATAATAATATATATTGATAAATAAACTCACGGTAGAGCGAGTCTAAACAAGGAATAAAATGAAATTAACATTAAAAGAAAAAAAATTAGTTAAAGAATATGCTAAGAAATTGACTGAGAGCACCAACCCAGAATTTGAAAAAATGATTCATAATTTTATATCATCTATTGCAAAAAAACATGGGTATGGATTTAATGATGCACTTCAAGCTTTAGCGTACTATCTTAAGAAAAAATATCCACAAACTTTTGAATAATTTATAAATATGAAAAAGAAACTATCATTAAAAAAACTATATGAAAATGAATCATTGCCAAATGATCAATTTCAAGCACAACATTCAGGAATGGATAAAAAGGCGTTTCAAGAAGCAATGAAATCCTTCAGTAAGTACGGCCAATCGATATATGGATCTAAAAAACTAAAAGAAGCTGTAGCGGAGATTAAAAACTTAATAGAAACTGCAGAACAAATGACCTTAAAAGAAACTGGAGATTGGTTTGATAATGTTACTGTAACCAGGCACATGAAACAATTAAAAGAATCATATAAATTGTTTGAAAAAACAGCTACTGAAATGTCAACATTACAACAAAGATTAGAAAGTTGTTATGAAGATATTGGTAAAAATTTAAATAACTATTGGGAGGTAGAATAAATGAGAAATGTAATTTGTTTTACAATTAATAATCATGAACTAAAAGATGAATTAGATGGTAATGAATATTTATCATCTGAGTTAGATTATAAAGATATTAAAGGAGATACATTTTTATGTTATCCTCCAGAAATATATGATAAATTTTCAGACTTTGCATTATCTAGAGGATATAATAACAGTGAAGATTTTTGGGAAGTGGATGATGAAGGTAAAGAAGCAGATACAGATTGGACAGATGGTAAATTTCACATGAAGGAAAATAAAAAAATGAAAAAACTAACAGTAGAACAAAAAGCTAAAGTAATAAAATTCGCTAAAGCTTTAGTCGAGAAGAAAATTATCACAGAGACATTTCCAGGAGTTTATTTTAAAATAATGAATCCAAAGTTAGATGCTGAATACAAACCTATTAGAAATAAAATACCATTTAAATACGATTATGGCAGATATGTAGTTAGTAATAAAAATTGGATAGCGTTCGATAAATTCGCAGCATCCAAGGGATATGAATATGGCAAAGATTATTGGGAAGTAAATAAACATGGAGATCAAAAAATTGATCGGGACAATTTATCTAAAAAAATATCTGAATCAAAAATCATCAAAGAAAATAATAATTATACTATGATATCTGCGCTAAGAGAAATTGCAGATGATCTATTATTACAAACAGAACTGTTAATAGATAGACAGTACGGAAAGGTGGAACATGATGCATTTAAAAATCAATGGTATAAAACTGCTAATGAGTTTGAAAAGAAATTTAAGACAATTATTAAATCATTAATGAAATCAGGACAATAAAATGAAATTAACAGAAGCAGAAAAATTAAAAGTAAAGAACTTTGCTAAGAAATTGATCGAAGAAAGAATTACACCAAATGATTTATTGAAAAGAATTAAAAGAAACGTTAATCAATTTAAAACAGAACTAACAAAATCAGGATATAAATTTGATTCTCAAAGAAGGAAATAAAGAATTAGGTAAATTGATTAATCATTACCATAAAGTAGTTATTAATAATAGACATAAATTCCAAACTAATAAAAAATTAGTTAGTATATTATTAGAACTAAACGACCAAATTTCAGATTGGTTATACTATTATGATCATAATGATAAGGAATTGGATAAAAATAGTGAAGCGGAATTAATTGATACTATATTGGATATGATTAATGTTTTAGAAAGCTTGCAGGCCCCAAAATAAAGAAAATAAAATGATAGAACCAATAGATGTAGATGATCCACAAGTAGAAGAAATGGATCTATTAGATGAAAGAAAACAAATTCTACAAACTTATTGGGCCAATACACTTAAAGATTTAGGTGTAATAAAAAATAGTAAATTAATAAAATAAGTTATATGACAAACAAAAGAACAAAAAGATTACAAACTGCCTTAGCTGGTGGAATTGGAGCAAATGTAGTAGATGGAGATTTACAATTTGCAATTAAACATTGGAAACAAGAATTAAAAAGATCCAATAAAATGGTGGAAATTTTCGAAAGAAGGGAATATGTAAAACCATCAAGAATCAAAAAAGACATGATGTCTAAAGCGATTCATAAACAAAAAGTTATAAGCAAGTTAGTAAAATAATATGTTTTCAAAATTTGAATAATATATATTTTAGAAATTATATTGGATCCCCAATATCCAATCGTTAAACTATTTAACAATCTATATTAAGATTCTCAATAATCTTAGAGACACAATTTACACAAGGAATTTAAAATGAATTTACTTAAAGAAGCAATAGCTGATGCTAAGGCAGTCAGAGCAATTGCAGAAAAAAGTGCTATTTCAACCTTAACAGAAGCTTTTGCACCACAAATGCAATCAATGCTTTCAAGAAGAATAGCAGAAGAAGGATTAGAAGACGAAGAAGACGACACAGAAATGCCGCCAGCTGAACCTACAGCTACAGAAGAAATGCCTCCTGCAGCACCAGAAATGGATGATGAAGAAGAGGATGTTGATTTAGATGAAGTTCTTGCCGAACTAGAAGGCGACACAGGAATGGAAGATGAAGAAACAATGGATGATCCATTAGTTGATGAAGTAGCATCTGAAGAAGAAGAAGTTGACGATGAAATGATTGATGAAATTCTTCAAGAAGTTGAAGATGAATTGGAAACAGAAGAAGATGAAGATTGCGGACCTAAATCATCACCAACAATGGAAAACCGTCAATTGAAGAGAAAATTAAAAGAAGCGTATAAAGTAATTAGCTCACAAAAATCCATACTTAATGAAGTGGGAGTTTTAAATGCTAAATTATTATATACTACTAAAATTTTAGGAAAGTATTCATTAACTGAAGCACAGAAAATGAAAGTGTTGGAAGCATTTGATAGATGTGATAACCTTAAAGAAACTAAAATAGTTTATGTAACTATGGCAGGGAATTTTTCTAAGAGAAATGATAAACCAGCTAGAAAGATAACTGAAGGAGCTGCATCAAAGGCTGTTAAATCAATAGCTAAACCAATTAACGAAAATGTATTTGTTAACAAAGAAAGATGGCAAAAACTTGCAGGTCTTTAATAAATAAAAAAAAGGAAAAAATGGACACTAAATCATTATTAACATCCAATCCGGAATTAAACAATCGCAAGAGACAAACAGAAGCGACTCGTTTAAAATGGAAAAAAACAGGACTGTTGGACGGTCTAGATGCTATCCAAGAAGGACAAGTATCTGATTTGCTTGAAAATCAAGCTAAACAATTAATTAAAGAAGCCAACAGAACTAATACTACTGCTGGTGGAGAAGAATGGTCAGGAATTGCATTACCGTTGGTAAGACGTGTATTCAGTAGCTTATCTGCTAAGGAATTTATTTCTACTCAACCATTAAATGCACCATCAGGACTTGTCTTCTGGTTAGAATTTAAATATGCAACTGGCCAACCAGGATTTACAACTGGTGCAGCTAGAACATCACAAAATGATTCAGTATGGGGTGTGACAGATGCAACGAAAGGTACTGCAGTAGGAACAGGTGGTCTTTACGGCGCAGGTAGATTTGCATATTCAATTAATGATGTATCATCATCAGCTCAAAACTTATTGTTAACTGCATCTGCAGGACAATTGGCTTTAGGTTCTGGTTCAATTGATACAATTTCTTGGTTATCTGATCTTAATTATAACACAGAATTTTCTGCTAGTCAAGCTGCTTTAGGTGCAACTTTAAAGAAAGTTACAATCCCATTAAGTAGATTAACTGATCCAGATACTAAAGGTGTTAGAGCGTTTAGTATAACTGCAACGAATCTTAATACACACTTTCCAGAATTTACAGCAGTGGATTCTACCGGTACATATGTTACATTTATTGTTTCGGGATCATTGGTTAGCTCATCAGATGCTGTAATTTATTACCAAAAGCAACCGACTGATATTACACGTGGTGATTTTGAGGAAGGAAAAACTCAGGAAGATCCATTGGATATCCCATCATTTGATTTACAAATGCACCAAGATACATTGATTGCTAAATCTAAGAAATTAAAAGCACAATGGACTCCAGAATTTGCGGAAGATATTGAACACTATCACAATATTGACGCTCAAAGCGAATTAACTACATTATTGGGTGAGTACATCAATCAAGAAATTGATTTTGAATTACTTGATATGTTAATTCAAGGAGCTCAAACAGTTGATTATTGGTCAGCTAGATTGGGATATGAAAAAGTTGGATCTTCTTGGACACAAACATCTGCTAACGTAGCAGCATATACTCAACAAACTTGGTTCCAAACTATTGGTACTAAACTAAGAAAAATGAGTAACGAGATTGATAGATTGACATTAAGAGGTGGAGCTACATTTTTAGTTACTTCTCCTAAGATATGCACAATTTTAGAATCAATTGAAGGATTTGGAGTCGACACTTCAGGTGGACAATCTAAGTTCGGAATGGGTGCTAGAAAAGTTGGTCAAATCAATAACCAATACACAGTGTACAAAAATCCATATATGTCTGAAAACTGCATATTAGTTGGATATAAAGGAGCTTCATTCTTAGAAGCAGGTGCGGTTTATTCTCCATATATTCCATTAGAGATGACTCCAGTGGTAATGGATCCGGATAACTTTACTCCAAGAATTGGTATAAGAACTCGATATGCTAAGAAAATGTTGAGACCAGAATTCTACGGTAAATTATTCATTGAAGGATTAAATTCTATTTAATCTAATTAGATAAAAAAATTAAGGGATGGTTGAAAAATCATCCCTTTTTTTATGTTCATATATTAAATTCAAAAAAATGTAATATATATATTATGTATACGATTTTAAAAATTTTTAAAAAAAACTTCTTATTATGAAATTGATTAATTACTTTGAAATCGCGGCTGCAATAATGATAATGTCTACAGCAACTGCGTGCAAATCACCAAAATCTCCCACTGTAGAGACAATTGAAACTGTTGATAGCACATCAGCAACAATTGATTCTGCAACAATTGATTCTCTTAAATAATATCGACAAAGGTATTATTAGAATAGTGGGTAAAATTTTATCCACTATTTTTTTGTTTATAAGGTTAACCAATTTTTAAATAATATTTATTAAAGAATAAAGATTAGGAGAAGATGGATAATAGTACTAAACGAAAACCTAAGGGTGATGTCAAATTTAATATTGTTCTTAATGAAGAGCAAAAATTAGCTAAAGAATCAATAATTCAAAAACCAATCAACTTCCTAATGGGAAGGGCAGGTTCTGGTAAAACCGCGTTGGCAACTCAAATTGCATTGGATCTATTTTTTACCAGACAAGTAGAAAAGATAGTTATAACTAGACCAACTGTTTCTTCTGAAGAAAATGGATTCTTACCAGGAACAATACAAGAAAAAATGGATCCATGGTTAGTTCCAATTAGAGACAATATGAATAAAGCATATAATGCTGAAAAGGTCAAACAATTAGAGGCTGATAAGAAAATTGAATTATGTGCTTTAACCCATTTTAGGGGAAGGACATTCGAACGTTCAGTTATTATAGTAGATGAATTCGAGAATTTAACAGAAACCCAATTAATAATGTGTTTGGGAAGGTTAGGAAAAGAATCAAAAATGATTTTTTGTGGCGATTTAGATCAAATTGATTTATCAACTAGGTTTAAATCTGTTGGAACAATATTATCAATTTTGAAGAAATCCGATCACATTACATTTATTGAATTAAAAGAAAATCACAGACATGAAGTTTTATCAGATGTTTTTAAATTAATAGAAGAATATAGAAAATAATATGGCAGTACAAGGAAGTTTTACATTCGCGGATCAATTTTATGCAGAGGCATACTTTATTATTCGGAAGATAAGTTTAGGAAATTCTGAAGAAGAATATTTCGAAACAGATGAAAATGATTTCGAAACATTGAAATTTAGAAAAATTATTGAAAATATGGCATATGTTTTTGTGTACGCTGATGCTGATGCAAGGAATAAATATGTCAGACCTATTCATGCATTTGGGGTAGAGTTTAAATATGATCCAGAAACTGGTGGAAATATTTATAAGGTGGCGTATGAAGCTCTTAAAAATACAGAAACAATACAACAAGGTCTTTGGAAAGACGTATAAAACTTAAATAGATTAGATGTGTCAATGGATCTTTCTATTTTAATATATTTATTAATAAAAATAATTACTATTGACATAGGTAAGGAAATTAAGTATGGCGTTTGAACCAATGATTTATATATGGCCAGGTTCTAGTAGTTTTACTACTGGCTCTACCCCATTTGGATTTTATGATACTGACGCCTCATTTAGAACTGATTGTGATAAGTTTGCTACATGGGCTGCACAAAGGTTAGGATATCCAATTACTAATATTGAATTAGTTGATCTAAATTTTTATGCATCATTTGAAGATGCAGTTTCTAAATATGGTACATTAATTTCTTTATTTAATGCAAGAGATAATTTAATTAATGTGTCTGGTTTACCAACATCATCATTAGATTTACAGTCTCAATATATACAACCAACATTAGCAGGTGTATTTAAACTGGCAAAACAATATGCAACTGAAACTGGAGTAGGAGGCAACTTAACATATTATACAGGATCTATTTCCTTAAATATTGGTCAACAAGTTTATAACTTTAAAGATACTTCTTCTGTTTCGCTTGAGAAGGGTAACTTCAATACAGATATTTTTACTATCAGAAAGATATTTTATAATGCATTTCAAGGAGCAAATGTTGATCCAATGAATATAACTGGTAATTATGGGTTGATGCAAGATTTTGGATGGCAAGGGACTACTGGTGAATCAATATTAATGCCGTTGAATTATGATTTGATAAAAGTTCAAGCAATAGAAATGTCAGATCAAATTAGGGGATCGGCATACAGTTTCCAATTAACAAATGACAGGTTATGGATATTTCCAGTACCAGTTGAAGAGTTGACTTTAAGATTTCAATACACATTAGATTCGGAAGTATTAGATGCTAATTTATCAGGATCAAATTCTGGTAAAATATCTGATATAAGTAATATACCATATTCAAATTTAACATATTCAACAATTAATGATTTAGGTAAAGATTGGATAAGACGATATGGATTATCTATAGCTAAAGAAACATTGGGATTAATTCGTGGAAAGTATAGTTCATTACCATTTGGAGATTCTGAGATAACTTTAAATGCTTCTGATCTAATTACACAGGCTTCCGCAGAACAAGAAAATTTGTTGACGGAATTAAAAGAGTTATTAGAAAGTACTTCAAGGCAAGCACAATTGGAAAGAAAACAAGCTGAATCGGATGCATTACAAAATCAATTGATGAAAGCACCATTAGCAATATATGTGAGGTAATTATGGCACTTTTCACTGGTAATAGAGACGCTGGATTTTTAAGAGGAATTAGTATGGAATTGATGCATCAAGTAATCAGTTCAGAAGTATTGATATTTAAAATATCTCATGAATCAACATCTACCAATATATATGGGGAGGCAATTGATCGAAGATATAAACCAGGAGTGAGAGTCTTTGCTAAATCAACACCAGAAGATAAACAATCTCAAACAGATTCAGATATATTAGATTTTAACAGATCAATTATATTTTCATTTCTTAAAGCTGATTTAAAAAATCAAAATATTTTCTTGCAAGAAGGTGATATCATAATGTATGATGATACTTATTTTGAAGTGGATAATGTAAATGATAACAAATACTGGTCAGACAGAAATCCAAATACCAATATTGGGATGACTCAAAATAATTGGGCATTACATGGATATGATCATACAATTGTATGTGAAACACATCAAACGAAAAGAAATACATTAAATATAGAAGATAATTTAAGGACAGGCGATCCAACAGAAGAATATATTGATCCATCATATCCTAAAAATATATAAGGAAAAAATTGCAAAATCCAAAAATAGATTCAATATCTAGAAGTGAAGATGGCTCAAGAAATAGGGCTGAGGATATTCGAAGGGATAATGATACATTTATTGTACCATCAATAACAATCTATGATATTGATTATGCTATATATTATTTTTTAAAAGAAAAAATACAACCACAAGTAGAGCAAAATGGTCAAGTATTAAATGTTCCAATAATATTTGCTAATGGCGAAAAATGGGATCAAATTCAACGACAAGGATACTTAAGAGACGATAATAGAAAAATAATGGTGCCTTTAATTTCCATTAAAAGAATAAGCATGGTTGAAGATGATAGATTTTCAAAATTAAGAATTAGCAAATATAAAGATTCTGCAAATTCATTAATATTCTATCCAGCAACACAGAAAAATAACGCGCATGATTTTCCAAGAGAAAATAATAATAAATCATATGAAATGTATGTGTCAGCAATTCCAACTAATGTTCGTGTGAGCTACGAATTAACAGTATGGGCTGAAACAGTAAATCATTTAAATAAAATTGTAGAGTCTATTGTGCCAAATGATAATGTCCCATGGGGAGATGTATTTCAATTTGTTACAAAAATTCAAGATTATTCATTTGATGTCACAAACAATATTGGTGAAGACAGAGCAGCTAAATGTGTTATTCCATTATTAGTGGATGGATTACTACAAAATGAATTTGATCTTAAAGAATCAAATGTACAAAAGGCATATACAATTAAAAGAGTTGTATTTCAAAACGAAGTGGAACAGGATAACATTATAGTAGATTATGAACCAAACGGAATGAATCCTCCTAAATCCAGATTAGTAAATAGGTCAGGACATTCAAAAATCTAAATTAAGTTTAATCAAATATAATGTTTAAGAAAAAAACAAAATATTTATAATAAATTGGACATATAAAATAACATGAGGAAATAATTAATGGCAAATAATTTGTATTTAAGTGCCGGTGTATTCAACCGAGAATTTGACATATCATTCTATCAAGGGGCAACAATTGCACCTGGATTGTGTGTAGTGGGACCAACAGTTCGTGGCCCAGCAATGGTACCAACAACTGTGTCAACATATTCAGAATATCTTAGATGGTTTGGAGATGTATTCTCTTCTGGATCAGGAGCAAGTTTAAAGGAATACAAATATTTGACAACCTATGCAGTTCAAGAATATTTAAGATGGGGAGAAACAGTTATTGTAACAAGAATATTAGCAGGATCTTATACACCAGCATATTCATTTGTAAAGGCAGCTAATACTCCAACATCATCTTTTACATCAACTGATATGTCATTTAAATTGATTGCATTAACAGATGGCGATGTTTGTAATAGTGGAGCTACTTTAGCAGCACTATCAGGATCAGGTATTACTGCAGATGAAGTTCAAACTGAAGGTTTATTACAAAGTGGATCAAGATATAATATTAGATGGGAAACTGCTAATATTGATAATAATAGAGGTACATTTGATCTCTATATTAGACGAGGTGATGATACATCTGGTAGAAAGATTATATTAGAACAATTCAGTAATTTATCATTAGATCCAAATACTAGTAATTTTATTACTAAAGTAATTGGAGATCAAGTAAATTCATTAAGATATGATTCAAATGGTGCACCGTACTTACAATTAACTGGTAGCCAACCAAACAGATCAAGATTTGTTAGAGTACAAGTATACAAATCAACATTGAATTACTTAAATGATAATGGAACAATAAGAGATAATTCATTGTCAGGATCATTACCAACCGCAATGTCAGGAACATTTGCAGGCGGATCTGATGGAAATGTATCCCATCCAAAATCTATGAATCAAGCAATTTGGAATCTTAACACGCAAGGATTCAATTTAGCGTCATCATCATATGGTAAAACAGCATATGAAGATGCAATAGATATGCTAGCAAATAAAGATCAATTTGATTTTGATTTATTTATGACTCCAGGATTAATTGATAATCTTGAAGACCATGCAAAGATAATTACTCGAGCAATATCAATGATTGAAGATAGAGGTGATGCATTTTATGTTGTAGATCCAACCTATTTTGGTTCAACTGTTGGTCAAGCAAGAGCTATAGCTGAAGCTAGAAATAGTAACTATGCAGGATATTATTATCCGTGGATGCAAGTTCCAGATCCAGATTTAGGAGAAAATGTATGGGTTCCACCAAGCCCAATGGTAGCTGGAGTTTATGCATTCAATGATTATTTTGGATTCAAATGGTTTGCACCTGCAGGTTTAAATAGAGGTACATTAGATACAGTTATCCAAACTGAAAGAATAATGACTCAAGGCGATCGTGATAATCTTTATGCGAAGAATATTAATCCAATTGCTACTTTCCCTAAAAATGGTATTGTAGTTTGGGGACAAAAGACATTACAAAAGAAGAGAAGCGCATTAGATAGAATTAATGTTAGAAGATTATTAATTGCGGCTAAGAGACACGTAGCAGATACAGCCAAATATTTGGTATTCGAACAAAATACAGTAGAGACTAGAACTAAATATATCAACTTAACTAGACCTTGGTTCGAAGATTGTAGGAGAAAACAAGGGTTATATGATTTCAAAATCATAATTGATGATAGAAATAATACACCTGATGTAATCGATAGAAATGAAATGAGAGCGCAGATATATTTAAAACCTGCAAAGACGGCGGAATTTATTATAACCGATTTTATCATCACACCAACAGCAGCTGTATTTCCAGTTGATGCTGATGCAAAGAAATAAAATAAAAATTAGTAATATTTATATAAAAGGAAAAGGAAAAGAAAAATGATATTTACACCATTTGAACCTAAAGTAGCATTTAGACACAAATTACTAATTAACGGAATTACAGCATTTGTTTGCAAAGCAACTTCAATGCCATCCATTGACAACGGAGAAATTGTAATTGATTATATCAATACAGATTTTAAAGTTAAAGGAAAGTCTAGATGGCAAGACATTACAGTCACACTATATGATCCAGTTGATCCAAGTGCTGCAAAGGAAGTACACGATTGGATTAAAACTCACCACAATTCAGAAAGTGGGGTCGATGGATTTGCATTTAGTGAATATAAGAAAGATATTACTATTCAGGCATTAGATCCACACGGATCATCTGTAGAAAAATGGACTATTCATGGTGCATTTATTGGTGCTTCAAATTGGGGAGATATGGACTGGGCAACAGATGAGGCGAAGACAATAGAACTGACAATTAAATATGATTACGCAGTATTAAGTTAACAATTTTTTAAACAACATAAATATAAAAACATGATCACAAAATCTTTAGTTAGACACATTCTTACCGGCATTGGAGTTTTATTAACTGCATTAGGTGTTGGTAAATTCGCAGGAATCATTGAATTTACGCTGGCAAACTTTGACTCAACATGGCAAGCAGTAACCACTATAATTGGTGTAATTACAATGATATATGGTTATTTTAAAGGAAAGACTACAACTTAATTTAAATCAAAACTTAAAAGAAAAGGGTATAATTAATTTTATATCCTTTTTTTATGTTAAAATTTACATCAATATTATATTTATTAATAAATAAAAGGATAAGTTTTATGACAATTAATGATTTGACAAATAGTGATACTTCAAACCAATCACCAATATTGAATGCTAAACCACCAATAGTTGAAGAATTGCTTCAAATTCCCACTGAAGCTAAAATACAAACATCTATATACAGTTTCCCAACAGAATTAGTAGATCTGCCAAGCAAAGGATTGTTATATTCATCTGATTCCCCTCTTAGTAAAGGTCAGGTAGAAATGAAGTATATGACAACTGCAGAGGAAGATATCTTATCTACTACATCGTATATAAAAAATGGAACGGTACTAGATAAATTATTTCAAGCAATGCTGGTTACAAAATTTAAATATGATGACCTGTTACTGGGAGATAGAAATGCCATTATGGTTGCAGCAAGAATATATGGATATGGTCCAATATATGAAACTAAAATAACAAATTCTGCAGGAGTAGCACAACCAGTTAATGTTGACCTTACACAAATACAGCATAAAGAAATTGATGAGTCTTTATTAGTTCCTGGTACATCTCATTTCAAATTCACATTACCATCATCAAAGCAGGTTGTTGAATTTCAATTATTAACAGTAGGAATTCAAAAACAAATTGAACAGTCTTTAGAACAACAAAAGAAATATGCTGGTAAAGGCCAAGTTGAAACAAACTTAACTACTAGGTTAAGATATATGATAAAATCAATTGATGGTAATACAGATGTTGGAGTAATTAATTCAGCTATAGCTAATATGAGAGCTATAGATTCAAGATCACTTCGAGAATTTATTGGTAAAGTGCAACCTGATGTTGATCTAAAAATAGAGGTAGTTGATGAGGCTACCGGTGAACCCTTTCGTTCTGAAATTTCACTCGGATTGGATCTATTCTGGCCAGACTTCAAGGGATAATACATTAATATTAGATCATTCCTTTTTCGGTATTACTCCAGAATATAAGTTAAAAATTCATCATGAATTATTCGACTTCCTATTTCAAGCTCAAGGTGGGTTTACTTATCAGGATATATATACAATGCCATTAACAATTAGAAATTTATATTTTTCTAAGTTGTCTAAAATTCTGGAAGCTCGTTTGGAACAAGCTGAAAAACAGAAGCGTAAACGCGGCCGAAAATAATTTAGAATAATTTTATATTTATTTATAAAGAAATGGCTGATAATATATTTGTGAGACTAGCTAAATTATTGGTCAAGTCTCAATTTAAAAAAGTGTTAGATCAAATTGGAAAGGAAGTTGATTCTGATCCAAACCTTCAAGCAAAATTGAAGGATATCAAACAACGCACATTAGATCTCCAAGATAATTTAGAACACTTTTGTAAACACCAGCCATGGCATATTCTATGTAAGGATAAAAAAGGAAAATAGATGCCGGAAAATCTACAGAAATATACAGCGTCTGTTAAAAAGACCATTGAAGTTTTAAATCAAACTACAACGTCAATTGAATCCAAGATTAAAGAATTAGTCTTAGTACTAGAAGCTGCCAATCAAGGTATATTAACAACTCGCGAACAAGTACAAGGAGCTTTAGAAGGAGTTGCTAAAGGTAAATTTGACACTAAACCGGTGCTTCAAGGTTATTTAAAACAATTACAATTATCCGACGAATCAGCTGGAAAATTAGTTAATAGATGGGAAGAATTACAAAGTATTTCCTATGAAACATTAAAAAATTCGGAAAGTTATGTATCAATTAAAAGAGAATTACTAGTTGATTTAGATAAAGAATTGACAGTTAAAGAAGACATTACTGAAGAAGAGGAAACACAACAAGATATATATAAAGAAAGATTAGATTTAGTATCTGATTTAGCAGATCAATATAAAAAATTTCAAGCATCAGTCAATTCCAATAGTAAACAAATTAAAGATATTAATATTGATTTAACTAAAGGTGTATCAATTACTAAAGGATTTTTTGATCTTGCTGATAGCACAATTCCGAATTTATTCTCTCCTGAAAAGATTAATCTAGATGATATTAAAAAGCATTCTGATGATCTTAATAAAATACAAAGTGCAATGAATTCAGAATCAACTGGTGTACAAATGACACCAGGCTCTGCAGAAATTGATTTTAGTTCAGCCATTTCAGGAATCAGTGATACAACTACTTTACTACGTAATCAAATTGATGAAGAATTTAAACTTAGAAAAGAGAAGTTAAAATCATATGTTGCTCTTTCTATGGGATATCAACAAGATATGTCTACTGGTGCATTAACAGATATACAAACCCAAACAGAAATTTTAGGAACATCTGCAAATATGATTAATTTTGCGATTGAAGATAGAATAAAGTTATACGATGATATTGCGTATAGTCTGCATGATATTAAAAACTTATCCGAATCTGAATTAACTGATATCAATAATAAAATATCATTATTAAATAAAGAAGAAAAAATATTGTTAGGACAATATGCTTCTTCAAAATCTATGTTACAAACAAATGCAGATCATTTAGATTTAACTAATAAACAGTACAGTGCATATTCAGATATTTTTAAAATTACTAGTAAATTTGAAGATCAATTTAGTCAAATTGGAACTTCAGCACAAACTATGTTAGATATTATTCCGTATAGTATGCAACGGATGTTGGGATTAAGCAATATTCAGAGTCAGATTACCAATGCATTAAATGTGGGATTACAAAAATACGCAGTGTCTTTGGCCAATGGTGAATCTAAATTAATGGCATCAACAAAGGCTCTAAAAACATTTGGTGGATCTATAACATCAATGCTAGGTCCAGTAGGATTATTAATAATTGGAATTGCAGCAATAGTAGGATTAGTTAAAGGCCTTGAAGATAAAGTGAGCAATGTATCTAAGGAATTGGGTGTTTCTAGAGCAACGTCAAAGAAAATGGTGGAAGATTCATTGCAACTAGTTTCAGCATCAGGTAATAGATTTATAACAGAAGAACAAATATTAGAGATACAGAAGAAACAAGTAGAATCAAATGGCAGAATTTTAGATTTATCTAAACAATCTAATCAAGAATTGGTGGCGACTGCAACTAATGCTGAACAAGCATTTGGTATTCTTGCAACTGATGCTATGGATTTAATGACTTTATTTAAACAAATAGGGGCAGATGATTCATTATCACAAAGGTTACTAGCTGATATTGGTTATATGTCAGAAGCAGCAGGTATTGCTCCTAATATAATTGCGAAGGATTTGATTGAAGGATCAAAAGAAGTATCCTTATATTTTGCTGGAATGCCAAACCAAGCAGCAAAGGCAGCCATTCAAATTAGAAGAATGGGTATGAGTATTAAACAAGCAGGACAAATTGCTGATAAGATGCTTAACATTGAAGGGTTCATGACAGATATGACTGAATTAGCTGCTATGTCTGGAGGCAAATTAAACTTATCAGAGGCATTTGATTTAAGAATGTCAGGCAAGCTTGAAGAATCGATGAAATCAATCATGGATCAAATTGGTACCATGCAAGATTTCAACGAGATGTCAGAATTTACACAACGAAAATTGGCATCTACATTAGGTATGGAGATAGGAGATTTAAGAAAATCTATCAAACTCAAAGAAATGTCTGGCCAATTAGATGCAGATCAAATGGCAATATTACAAGCCAACATGGATAAGGTTGGTGATATTGGTAATATGAACCTTGAAAATATGAAAGCTAAAGCTGAAGAATTAAATTCTACAAAGAAATTAGCAGTAGCGTTTGAAAAAATAAAGGCCATATTATATAAAGCATTAGTTCCAATTATAGAATCTATGTCAGATGCATTAGGAGCATCAACTGGTATATTAGATGCCATAGGAGCCAGCTTTAAAGTAATAGGTGGTATCATTAAATTTATAACACCATTAGTTAAAGGATTCTTTTTACCATTCCAATGGGCAGGTGAATTAATAACTTGGCTTGTAACTGGATTAGAAAAATTATTTGGAAAATCAACAGATGCAGTTTCATCAATTGATGGAATGAATTCTGGTTTAAATAAAACATCAGATATTATTAGCAAAATAGGAATGGTGATCGGAGGATTATTTGGTGCAAGATATTTAGGTAAATTAACTGGTGTTAATAAATTACTTGGTAAAGTATTTAGCGGATTCGGTGGTCAGGCTGCAACAGCTAGCGAAGCAGTAGTTGGCCAATTAACCAAGCCAAGTATATTTAAAACAATTACAGATAAATTTAAATCATTTGATCCATTTTCATTCTTTAAAAAGAAGGCAGAGGACACTGATTTAATTAAACCAATTACTGATCAAGTTGAATCTAAAAAAGGAATTTTAAGTAAATTACTTGGTAAATTAACTGGTAAGGCAGATGCAACCCAAACAATATCTCAAGAAGCTACAACAACCAATGTAACGGATACTAGTCAATCAACTTCTAAATTATCTAAATTATCAGATTTTGTTAGTAAGATCGGAGAAAAAATACAAGAAGGTTTTGGTAAATTAAAAGATTTAATTGTCAGTATTGCAGATACAATTAAACAGGTTTTAGTAAATCTTGGAGAAGGAATTGGAAAATTCTTTGAAAGTGTATTTACTGGAATGGCCAATGGATTAAATAAATTTCAACCAAAAGCATTACTAGGTGCGGCAGCATTAGTAATCATGTCAGGTGCCTTATGGACTACAGCAAAGGCGATGCAAGAATTTAATTCTGTAAATTTTAGTTCATTAGTTATGGCTGGAGCAGCAATTGGTGGATTAATACTTGCGGTAGAAGAATTAGGTGCGGTGATGGGATCTGGCGTAGGTGCAGTTGGACTTGGATTAGGAATAGCGGCAATGTTAGCTATGACTGGTGTATTATATTTATTTGGAAAAGCCTTAAATGTAGTGGGAGATGCGATTACTAAATTTGAACCTATAGTTTCTAGCATATTGTCAGGAATATCTGGAATAGTCACATCAACATTTGATGGAATAACTAAATTAATGGGAACATTGGCAGATATGGATATTAGTAACCTAATAATGATAGGACCAGCTTTGATGGGAATTGCCGCAGGATTAGCAGCTATAAGTGCTGGGAGTATTATACAGGGATTAACATCATTATTTACAACAGATCCATTTGAAAAATTAGAAAAAATAGCATTATTAGCTAATCCAATGTCTATAGTAGCTAATTCTATTAAAGTACTATCAGACAGTTTAACACAGCTAGCTGTTATTTTGGGATCTATAGATTTAAAAAAATTAAAAGATGTTGGAGATAATTCTTTAGAAATAAATAAACAATTATCAATAAATACAGCAACACAATCTTCTTTAATTGGCGGATCTACTCCTATAGTTAGTACACCATCAATGAATATGACAAATATAGCCCCGGCGACTGTTGCCCCTATAGTTCCTACAGTTGGTGAATCATATATGTCTAATGATGTACAAAATACAGCATCTACAGAAACAACAAATGTAAATTCAAAACCAATAAGTACAGCAAAAATGGAAAGGTTGTTAAGTGAATTAATTGATGGATTTGCATATTATGCTAGCAGACCAGTTCCCGCTATAATTGGACGAGAAACACAAAAAGAATTAAATAACATTAATAGAGGATTAAATAATAGATAATGGCATCAACAATACCAGAAGGCGGCACACCATTTGCATTCATTCCTATAGTCCCAACTAAAGGTGAAGTAGAAAAACATAAAATTAATTTGAATGCATTTGTGGATAGTATATCTGATAGCTATTCACCGCAGTGGTCAGAACATATGGATATGGGAAGAGCAGATCCAAAGATGATGTACAATCAATTTAGTAGAAATGTATCTATAGATTTTAAGATAATGGCGTTACAAAATGAAGAACACCATCTTAATATGAAAAAAATGAATTCATTGGCATCATTAACATATCCAATCTACAAAAGAGGCCAAGGATTCAATGGTATATATGTTAGAATGTATCTTGGTAAATATATTTCAGGAGTGGGAATCATAACATCGCTGACATTTTCAGTGGATAATGAATCACCTTGGATAGACAAAATTCCATTATATATTCAATGTTCAATGGATATAAAATTTATAGGAATAAATAAACCAGATTATAGAAAACCACAAGATGATGGTCCGTATGGACACACAAATCAATACATAAAAGGTGAAAAATAATGCAAAGATATAGTGATGTAGTAACATTAATACAAAGAGACGGTAAAAAACGTAGCTATGAAACAATGTACTATCCTGAATTCGAATATCGCCCATCAGATATTTATATAATAACCAAAAAACTCGATAGAATGGATTTATTAGCATATGAACATTATGGAGATCCAAGGTTATGGTGGGTAATACAGAGAGCAAATACTGGTTTACCATATGGTACTATGGTTCTCCCCGCAGGAAGGAGAATTAGAATTCCTGCAACATATACTGCAAATGAAATTTATGATTTAATGATAGCAAAACAATTTTAAAAATGAATCCATTTAGACGAAATCCAGAAGATGGGGCCATTGGTGTATTACAATCCAGATCAACTTTATATAAAAATGGCCCTCATTATAAAGCAGCCACAAGAAATCCTGCATGGATTAAGGTTACAGGAACAGCAAATAGTTGTATGGGAGGAGATTCAATAACACTTCCTAAAGATGCTGACACATTTCATGAAGTATACAATCCAGCCAAAAGATTGAAAATAGGTCCAACTCTTAAAGATGTTGTAATAGAATATGGTGGAGAATTTGGGTTGACTCAAACTATTAGTATAACAATTGAGTGTTATACGTTAGAAGATTTTAAACAAATTGAATTAGCATTCTTACTTCCAGGAAATAAAATATCAGCGAAATTTGGATATGGAAAATCTTGGAATGAAGGAGATCAACAATCATTAAACGCTGGGCCATTTAGGGTAGTTACATTTAATTTCTCTACAACATCAGAAGGATATTGGATAGCCAGTTGTAAGGCTGTTGCAGCTGCAGAAGCAGTAAAAGATATTGAGGTGTCTTCTATTATTAAAGATACAAAATTAAAATATAAGGGTGGTAATAAAAAATATCCTGTAATTGGCATGGCTGAGCTAATTGCCTATGATGCACAAAAAAATGGTGAAAAAGGCATTGACGAAATGCAGGATGGTGAGACCATAACCCCTGCAGGTGGCGGAGCAATTGTAGTATATTCAGGAAAACATTTATATTCAACAGCTGCAGGCTCTTGGATTAATCAAATGATAAATAAATTTGATTTTAAATCAGAGGCGGAACAAACCTTTAATGTTGTTTACTTAACATTAGAATATGTTATTAAACGGTTATTGATGGGGCAAATTAAAGAAGAAATAGCCACTGCGGTAATTGATAGAGACAAATCAGATTTTGATAAATTGAAAATAGTATTTGATGATAATATTAGTATTAGTTGGGTAGATTATCAATTAAGATCGGGTTCACCATTAACATGCTTATTATTAGGTAATGGGATGGGAAATTATAAAAATGGGACTGGTGATGGTAAAAACTTTGAAACTGATTGTAAGAATCTTTCTAAAGTCACAGCAATGGGTAGTAAAGAATCATCAAGACAAAAGGTTATTCATAAAAATATTTTATTGGAAAGATCAATCATTGTTAAAGCATTTGTAGAGGCATCAAAAACTCGCCAAGCAACATCAGATTCAGTTGATGTTAAAGATACAAAGGATATGGTATTACCAATAGAAGATTTTTTAAAAAAAATATTTGATCATATCGGAATTTGTACTGGTGGCGCAATGCAATTAAGATTGGCAGTTCATCCCAAAAATACAAATACATTGGTGGTGATCGATCAAAACAATGGGAAGGCTCCAGATCCATTGAAAGTTGTAATATTGAATCCAATAGATGGTGATGGATCAACTAGATCTTGTACAATTCAATCAAATGTTGGAGCTGAAGAATATAAAGCGGGTATGTTTGCCGGGCCATCTAGAAAAGGTGATGGGCCTGCATCAGTGCGTGGATGTAAAGAGCAAGTAGATAATAAAAAGGCCAGCACTACACATAAAGACGCAGTAAAATCTATCGGAGAATTATTATATACTCCTGGAACTTTAGGAGCAAATCAATTTGGCGCTGTGCAAGAAAATGCATTATTAGGAGCAATAGGAACATTGGCCAAATCAACACCATCATCTAAAAAATATGAAATAATACCATATTTAGGAATGTCAATTGAAGCAGAATTAGATGGTGTGTTTGGATTCCTACCAGGTAATGGCATCTCAACAACCCAGCTGACGCCTCATTATAAAAAGAATAATAATTATTTTATGCTGAGAGCTGTGACGCATACATTTAATGGGCAAGAATCATCTTGGACCACAAAATTATCAGGAATAATGACTTTTTATGAAGATATTGAATGGAAAGACTTATAAACTATGGCACTAAATCAACCATATTACTCGCAACACCAAATTTTAACAGGTCAATATACACCTGGTGGCGAATTTATATTATCATCAGGAGATGACTATATAGGAGGATATCATGCCTTGCCAAACGGACACTTCTTCACAGAATTTAATCCTTCACAGAAATCTGTAGAATTATTTTTAAAACGAAATGATTGGACACATGATGTTAAAACATATAATAAAATTAAAAATATTGTAACAAATAATTATGTCCAACCCACACCGTATTTGCTTCGACCAACTTTAGATGATTATAATGATGGATATATATACAGATATTTTGTGCAGAAACGGAATAATCCATTGGTTACAATTATTGAAATAGATGCTGATCAACATAATACAATCAATACTCGGAATCAACCAGGTATTAATGGAATCATCTGGAATTCAGTAATAATTAAATGGAAGATTACTGGTGCATATATATATGATTTCAATGAACGGGAGATTATCCAGGCAGAAATTCGTAATAATTTTATTAGATTACGAGCATATTTAAAGAATTTGACGGAATTTTCTAAATAAATTTGGTTTTTTGTTTCCTATCAATTATTTTAATGGGAAATGAAATTTAAATTGATAACGGATCTTTCAGATATATCTTTAGAAGAGGATGTTATTTTAATTCCAATACTTCAAGACCCATCAAATCATAGATGTGAGAATGAAATTTCATTTATTTATGTATATGCTATTGATTCTAAAATTGAATATATTATTAATGTTTGTCACCATGATTATCATAAAACATTAAACCTTAAATTAATTAAACATATATTTAAAAAACAAATATTCGTTTATAATAAATCAAATGTATTTAATTTTCTTCCAAATTCTTTAGATGTTGGGTTATTACATTGGATTGAATTCAATGAACCTCTAGAAATACTGCGCAGTATTGAAATTTCATTATATCATAAATGGTACACAGATATTAAAAATGTCAATAATATCATCCCAATGATGTTGTGGATAACACATTGTAGAAATATCAGAGTTCAATGTCTAACCTTAATTAAAATAATTCCAATTGATGAGGCCTATTCATTTTATAATATAAATTTATTGAATAATTTATATATGATAGAAAATTCCGGACTTACAATTGATCCAATAATAGCTAGACAATATATTAATAAAAATGTTAACAAATTATATTGCCAGTATAATTTATATACCAGCACGGGTAGACCATCAAATCATTTTAATAATATCAATTTTGCAGCTTTGAATAAAAGTACTGGCATAAGATCAATGATAATTCCATCATCCGATTATTTAATTGAGTATGATTATGATAGCATGCATGTACGATTAGCCGCAAACCTAATTAGCTTTGATCTGCCGGGGGGTAATTTACATGAATACTTTGGTAGGTTTTACTTCAAAACTCCTGTCCTAGGGGAGGATAACTATGTTAAATCAAAGAATATAACCTGGCAGCTCCTTTATGGAAATATAAACAATGAATATCTGCAAATTCCGTTCTTCAAAGCTATTCATGCATATCGAAATTCATTGTGGGCATCATTTGTCAAAAATGGATATATAGAAATGCCATTATCAAGAAGAAAAATTAAACGTGATAATTTTGATATCAAAATGACTCCAAATATTTTATTCAATTATTTACTACAAGGATATGAAACTGAGTATAATTCTTTAATGTTAATGAATATTTTTAAATATTTATATAAGAAGAAAAGTAAGTTAGTATTGTATACATATGATTCCTTTTTATTTGATTATAATAAAGAGGACGGTAAACAATTTTTGAATGATATTCGAATTATTTTAAATCAAGATAATTTAAGAAGTTCAATAAAATTTGGAAAGAATTATCACGCAATGAAAGATTATAATGGACATAAATAATATAGTATCAGAATGGTTTTATAGGTTGCCCAATGGATATGCCAACCCACCATATACAGAACCAGAATTGGATATTTTGAAAGAAGTATTAGTGGAATATAACATTTCTAACTGGCAGCAGATAATGTCATTTATATCTGAAGATGACGAACAAACTCCTGAAGATACAGCAGAACAATTACCACCAAAGGAAGTAGAAACCCATGAATCCAATGAAGATTTTAGAAATTTATTAGATTCATTTGAACAATTTTCGGATATTATTAACAGAAGATATATTCAAACTGGATTACAAGTAGATGGATTGGATACATTATATCAAAAAATAATGGCATTACCAGATACATTACAAGACCAGCTCCGTCGAATTATAGGTAAGAGGACAAACCGTGATCTTTTCAATGGCACATTTAAAATGGGTCAGTATGAAAAGATTTTATATGATCTTGTTGTTGAAACTATTCAAATACCTGGAATATCTCCGGCAGTTTTTTGGTTTGCTATTGTATTAGATGGGAATGTCAAAGGGAAATCAGCAGATGGTACAATAACTGCTGATGTACATGTTGATGCTGCAAATGTAATATTAAGAAATTTTCATAATGAAGTAGTATCATTTGGATTATTAGATCCAGAAATCATATCAATTTTGACGATATTGATAAATTTGGGTGAAGTGATAGATGGAGAAAAAATTCAAGAATTTACTAAATCAAATATTAATTCAATATTAGCTAAAATTGGTGATGAGGGAAATAAAGAAGAGTTGAACCAATTTTTAAATATGAGCAATGTGAGTAGATTAGCATCTCTTAAGGCACTATCTACAAACATTAAAACATCCTTAGAAAATCAAAATATAGATGAATTACCATCAAAATTTTGTGCATTAATTGATGCCTACATAGCAAAAATATTGGCAACCATCAGTTATTGGGGAACGATAAGAGGTGATATGGTATATCTTACCGAAGGGGATACATTATATCCTTCATTAAATTGTACTAAAGAAAATCGTTTAGGCGGTGGAATTTTTAATATCAAGGACAATCATTTAAATATATTGGGTGATGTGATTAATGAAAAATTAATTTAGGAGTGATGAAGAATGGAACAAAAATCAAGGCTGTTGTGTATGTTTACTCCGAAATCAAATTTGGAATTGACAATTAATTATATAAAATCTACGTTTAAATACAATAATTTTATATTTATATATAATAATATAGACAAACCATACGAATATTTTTGTACATTTACTGTAACTGAGGAATATGATTTAATAAATAGAATAATTATAATACACAGAAAAGCAGAATCAAATACATTATATACAATCAATGCAATTAACGAAATAATTAAGCGGACAAACAATGGACAATTAATATTTAATTATCCAATTGATTGGTCACTTTACAATAATCAATTACTTTTATATAAAAACAATTTAGTAGAATACATTAATTTTAAATTAGTTGAAAAAATATAATCATAAAAATTTGTTTATTACAATAACATAACTTATATTAAAATATAATAAAAATATTATTTAATCACAAACACAAATTAATCATGGATTTAAACAAAATCAAACAAAAACTTTCAGCTTTAGAAACCCCCAAGGGCGGAGGTAGCAAATGGAGATGGACTCCAACACCGGGTAAACATATTATTAGAATGTTGCCTTATTTACATAATAAAGATTGGCCATTTATTGAGCTATTTTTTTATTATAAATTAAAAAACCAAACAATATTATCTCCAATATCGTTTGGCAAACCAGATCCAGTTCAAGAATTTGTAGATACTTTAAAGGCAACTGGTGAAAAGGAAGATTGGAAAACTGCAGTATCAATGCAAGCAAAACCTAGAACTTATATACCAATATTAGTGAGAGGTAAAGAGGAAGAAGGAGTTAAGTTTTGGGGATTTGGAAAACAAATTTATCAAGAATTATTAAAGGTAATTGACGATCCAGATTACGGAGATATCAGTCATCCAAAAAATGGTCGAGATATAACTGTAGAAGTTATTAAAACAGAAAAACCTTGGCCAGATATCATGATTCGAGTTAAACCTGACAAAACTGAGATGACTTCTAAAAAGGAAGTGTTGGACTTGATTAAAGAAATGCCTGATGTTAATACATTATGGCCAGAACCAACATATGATGAATTGAAAAAAATGTTGGAAAATTTCTTAAATAATTCAGAAGAAGCAGAAGACAAAGACGCACCAGCAGACGGTGCAACATCAAAGTCAGTATTTGATGAAGATGTTAGTTATGATGATATTCCTGAAGTCAAACCAACTAAGAAACAACCAATCAAGGCTTCTACCACAGTTGATGATTCTGATTTCGACGATTTATTTAAATAAACTAATTAAAATTTAATGGCAAAGAATAAGAATGAGAAGGTTGCACCTGCAATCGTTGATGCATTATCATCTGAATTGATTTCAGCAATCAATACAAAATTTAAGGATCACGGTCACCAGGCTGCATATTATTTATCAGATCCAAATGTTGCCACTGATGTTAAAGATTGGATACCTACTGGCCACACATTACTAGACATTGGAGTTAGTAATAGACCACATGGCGGATGGCCAGTAGGTAAAATCATTGAAATAACAGGATTAGAGGCATCTGGTAAGAGTTTATTAGGGGCGTATGCATTAGCAAATACCCAAAAGAAAGGCGGTATCGCGGTATACATTGACACAGAATCTGCAGTAAGTAGGGAATATTTAGCTGCTATAGGAGTTGACATAACTAAATTAATGTATCTTCAATTAGAAGCATTGGAAGATATATTTGATGCGATTGAGGCTATAATTGAAAAAGTGAGATCTTCAGATAAGAAAAAACTAGTAACAATATTAGTAGATTCAGTAATGGGCGCCACTACTTTAAAGGAGTTGGAAGCTGATTATGCTAAAGATGGATATGCTACAGATAAGGCTATTATTTTATCAAAAGCAATGAGGAAGATTACTGGAATGATTAGTAAAGAAAATATATGTTTAATATTTACTAATCAGCTAAGAGTGAAGATGAATGCAATGTTTGGAGATCCATATTGTGTAGACCCATTATCTACAAAAATAAAAATAAGATATAAAGTTTCAAACGATTGACAATTTCCTCCTATTCTTATATAAAAGTCTTGACGCATCAATTGATGTTAGAAAGAAATACCAAATCAGATCAGATAAATGGAAGTATATAATAGGAAAACAAAATAGTGATCGTTGGAAGGATAAAGAATATTCCGATCAGCAAATTAAAAACAGAAGGGCATCTGGAGCATATGTTAAATCAGTTATAAAAAATAAAGCCAATATGGCGGATCCAACATTTAAAGAAAAATTTATGACATCAATGAAATCAAGTGAACGGTGTGAAAAAATTTCTAAAAAAGCAAAGAAAATGTGGGCTGATGCTAAATTGAATGATGTTGAAAAATTTAAAAGAATGTTATATTCTGCAAGGAATAAACAATATTGTTTTAAAGGAATAAATATGAATTCATTAGAATATATAATTGCGACAATATTAGATGAATTTAATTTAAAATTCGAATATGAGAAGCCATTCACATTCGGATCATTAACATATATTCCAGACTTTTATTTGCCTGAACAACATGCTGTAGTTGAGGTATACGGAGATTATTGGCATGCTAATCCAGATATATTTGATGCAAATAAAACAGTGTTCAGAGCCCCTGTAAATAAAATTTGGGAAAGAGATGAAAGAAAACAGGCAAAATTTTTGGAAAACAACTTTAAATATATTATATTATGGGAAACCGAAATTAACAATAACATAGACGAAATAAAAAAAATATTATGGACGAATTTATTTATGAAGAAATTACATTAGCAGAATTTTCAGAAAGATTTGCAATGAATAATGATTTTGAAACTCCTGACATTTATGATGTCAGTGAATTAGGAATTGAAGTTGAAACGACTGTAAATGGTGAATTAACCTATAATCCAATTAAAAGTTTTGTAGTCAAAGAATCAGTAGAAGAATTTTATACTGATGGAATATTAAAAGGTACTGCAAATCACAGAATTATGGAAGCAGATAAAGAAATTTATCTTAAAGACCATCCAGAATTTGTTAAGACCTTCGGCAGAATGCAAGTAGTGGATATTGAAGTAGCCAATTCACATACATATAATGCTAATGGCAGGATTAATCATAATACAACTAGTGGTGGTAAAGCCTTGGCATTTCATGCATCAGTTAGAATTAGATTAAAATCCTTGGGCCAAATTAAGGTGAAAATGAAATCGGGAGATGAAATAGTTGGTATAAAAACTAGGGCACAAGTTGTAAAAAACCGGTTAGGCCCACCATTAAGGACTGTCGATTATGATATTTATTTTAATTCTGGGATTGATGATTATGGTTCTTGGATAGATACACTAGAAAGTCATAAATTGATTATTAAAAGTGGAAACGGATATCATTTAACTTTTCCAAAAATGGAAATAGTTAATCCTAAAACCGGAGAATTGGCCAGCATAGATGAATTGAAATTCTATTCTAAGGATTTTGCTAATTTATTGATTCATAACAAACCGTTGCATGATTATTTATATGACATTTTATGTAATGCATTGATTATGAAATATAAAGTTAATGAAGATTTTGGAGTGGACGACATAACAGTTTCAGATGAAGACTTTGTATCAGAAGAAGGATAATGGACACATTAGTAATTGAAATGTATAATGCATTAATGGATATTAATATTCCAATTTTTGGACTAAATTCATATCGTAAAAGTATGAAAATGACAAAGGCTGAATTTACTCCATTAATGCATGCATTTTTTCAAACATATGATTGGTCCGTTTTAAAAAAAACTTTAAGATCATTGCAAGGTAAAGTAGCTAATAATATTCGTAATAGTAAACCTATCAAATATAGTGATGCATCAAAACTGAAAATGTCAATTTCAATAAATAAATTCTGGAATGATCTTGATAACATCGACTACATTACAGAATTGAAGAAACTTTCTAAGCATAATATGGAAACATATTGTGCACCAAAAAACGGAACTAAGGAAGCAGCAGCCAAACGAGTTGAATCACGGCGTAATAACAATAAAGTGTGGCACACTGAAGAAACTAAAGCAAAGATTTCAGCCAATCAAATAGGTAAAGCAATTTCGGAAGAAACTCGAGTATTACAATCAGCATCTGCAAGGGCTAGAGGAAATTGTATGCCTGAAAATTATAAAGCGTCTGCCGAGACAAGGGCTAAATTATCTAAAATTTGCAAACAACAATGGGTAGATGGTATTCATAAACCAATATTCAAAAGTAAAGGTCATATTTTAATTGAAACCACATTAATTGATTTAGGATATACAATTGAATCAGAAAAAATAATTAAAGGCCGGCCGTTTGATATATTTGTATCTGAGCTAAATTTAGTAATTGAATTTAATGGAACATATTGGCACATGGATCCTGAAGTATATGATTCTAATTATTATGATAATAGTATGAATAGATATGCAAAAGATGTTTGGGAAACAGACCGAAAGAAAAATCAATTAGCTATCGATTCAGGACACGAATTATTGATTATATGGCAACGAGAATTGGAGACGGCTGAAAATATAATAGATTTTATAAAACAAAAAATTATCATATGAATAAAGATCATTTATTAACAATATTTAACAATTTATATGCCGTCGATGGAGAACCATATACTACTAATAGTAGAGTTCTCATCATCGACGGCACCTGACAAACACTTTTATTCGTGTTTTTAGCAACGTCCCATCATTAAATGATAATGGAGATCATGTTGGTGGTGTTGTTGGATTTTTAAGATCAATTGGGGCATTAATCCGAAAGGAGCTACCAACTAAATGTATAGTTGTATTTGATGGGGTCGGCGGATCCCAAAGGCGTAGAAAAATATATCCTGAGTATAAAGCCAATCGAAAAAATACAACAAGATTCAATCGCCATGATGAATTTCGAGATTTGATAGATGAACAAAAATCAATGAAAGCCCAATTCAGTAGAATAATTCAATATCTTGATACATTACCAATATCAGTTGTGGTTGTAGATAATATTGAAGCAGATGATTCGGTAGCATATTTAATTGAACATTTTAGACAATTTAATAGTAAAATTACAATCTGCTCTAGTGACAGAGATTTTCTTCAGTTGGTGACTGATGATGTAACAGTATGGAGTCCTATTAAAAAACTATCATATACAAGACAATTAATTGAAAAGGAATTTGGTTTTCTAAGTAAAAATTATTTAATTTATAGAACATTGATCGGAGACGCATCTGATAATATTCCTGGAGTAAATGGAATTGGATTGAAAACAATGTTAAAAAGATATCCTGAATTTATTAATAGTGAATTAAGCGTTGATGAATTTATAGAAATAACAAAATTAAAGGCAATTGAATTTCCAAAAGTAAAAATATATTCCACTATAATGGAATCAACAGAAAAAATTAAATTGAATTATCAATTGATGCAGCTAAGAGTAACAGATATATCAGCCCATGCTAAATTGAATATATTGAATAAAATAAGAGATGATGTCACTTTAGATAAGAAGAAATTTTTAGAAATGTTTTTTGAAGATGGATTAAATTCAATGATTAAGGATCCACACACTTGGCTTCACAACAGTTACAATAGATTAGAAATATATGGAAAGTCGTGATTCGATTAGTAAGTATGGACATTCATTTCAAACCAAATTAATTGGATCAGTATTAACTGATGTAGTATTCATAAGTCAGGTATATGATATACTTAAAGAAGAATACTTTGAATCAGCATCAATTAAATGGATAGTAAAGAAATGTTTTACTTATTATAATGAGTATAAGAAAATTCCAACCATAGATGTACTAAAAGTATATACAGACAGGGTTGATGATGAGCTATTAAGGCAGGAGATAATCAGTACTCTTCGAGAATCTATTAAACAAATAGATGCGTCAGATTTAGAATTTGTAAAAAACGAAACAGTATCATTTTGTAAGAATCAAGAATTAAAATCAGCTATTTTACAATCGGTTGAATATTTAAAACTTGAGAAATATGATGCAATAAAGGAAATTATTGACCGGGCTCTTAAAGTTGGAATGTCCAATAATATTGGTTTAGATTATCTAGAAGATATTGAACCTAGATACACAACAGATGCTAGAAGTCCAATACCTACTGGTTGGCCAGTATTAGACACATTACTTAAAGGTGGATTATCTGCTGGAGAATTAGGAGTATTTGTAGCGTCATCTGGAGGTGGAAAATCATGGATATTGACCAATATTGGAGCACACGCTATAAAACACAATTATACTGTGTTTCATTATTCATTGGAATTAAATGAATCATATAGTGGATTAAGATATGATGCAGTCATATCAGGAATATCTCTAGATAAATTGCCAATACATAAGGATAGATTGCCGGAAATTCTAAAAGATGTTCCAGGTAAATTGTATATCAAATGGTATCCAATGAGATCAATATCATTAATGGGACTTAGAGCACATATTGAGAAATCAAAGTTGATTGGCATAGTTCCTGATTTAATAGTGATTGATTATGCTGATTTATTAAAATATACTGGCACTTCTGATAAAGAAGAACATATATTGAAATCACTATATGAAGACCTTAAAGGATTTGCAGGCGAATTGCAGGTTCCAGTTTGGACGGTGTCTCAAGCTAATAGGGAAGGATTGGATGCTGATGTTTTAGAAGCAAATAAAATATCTTCAGCTTATTCAAAAATCTTTCCAGCGGATTTTGTAGCATCATTATCAAGAAAGAGACAAGATAAATTAGCAAACACTGCTAGAATGCATGTTATTAAAAACAGATTTGGTGCAGATGGGATGACCTTTCCAGTAATGATGGATACAAATCGCGGTGCTATAGAAATATATGATGAAGTATCTGAGGATGGAAAGAAGACCTCCGCGAAAATGCAATCAGATAATGAATTTAATAAAAGTAATGCAAAGAAAAGATATGCAGAACTATTTTCAAAACAAGATAAAAAACCAGGTTGGTAAATAATTATAATAAAGGATAAAAAATGTATACATACAAAGTCACGCACATACCTACTCGACATTTTTATGTTGGTGTAGAAGAATTGGAAATGCACCAATCAAATGCAGTAACGGATCCAATGGAAGTTTTCGCATCATATCCAGCTGGATCAAATGGTGATGTTAAAATGATAAATGTGATTAAAGAAATCATATCCAGGGTCGGTGATAAAGTTGAAGCTAAGAATCATTTAGCGGTAATTGCTAAACATTCAGAAGGTGACCCAAATTTTTTAGGTATTAAAATGTCTAAAAAGTCAATTAAATCAGAAGAAGTTACAGAATCTCCAACTGCAGAAGTTGATTCGCCAAAGAAAATTAATAAAGATAAATAATTAAATATTTGTTTATTAATTAAAGTTTTATTATTTTAATATTAAAATTATAACATGAAGTTATATCACATACCAAACTTAGTTTTGGGGCTTAAGCTTAGAAATAAACCAGTTAATTTTATTGTTGGGCATATATCTATATTGTATATTCCAAATGATGTAGAATCATTTCAAATTAATAATTCTTCTGTTGAGGAATATATTAGAAGTATGGTTGATGGTGCAATTTTCATAGAAAAATTGGATACTAATTTTAAAATATATGATGAATTGTCCAATTTTGATTTTAAGTGTATGGCATATACCTATGGCGATATTGATACACATGAAGATGAAATGGAAATTGATTACATAGTTTCCAGGCTAGAAACAATTTTTAAAGAAAATCTAGAATCAATATTTGGTGAAAGAGTTGAAATCGCTGATGTAACTATTAAATATTAAAGATGCACACTTTAGCAAAAAACACACATCATAATATCAGATTAATACAATTTTGTTTACAAAAAGCCTATCCAGAGGGAGGGATAACAGTTGAACGATTAATCGCAGACAACCTCGTTAATGGCACACAGGTGGCAGAATTAGCAATAAGTAGAACATCTGGTATCCCAATGGATAGTATAGGATATGGAATGGATCTTGAAGATGGAAGTGATGTTAAAACAACCACTGTACAATGTAAAACAAATAAGACATGGTTAATTAAAAATAAAGTAAGAACTGGGAAGTATAATGTACAAACACAACATTGTGCAGTAGTTACTAAAATAGCGAATAAAATAGGACTCTTGAGAGTAATTTCGTATAACCCGTTTACAGATAAAACTCATTTTTTATTAATACCTAAAAGTGTTCATGAAAAATTAAAAGCGATAAAAATCAGTTTTAGTAAAATTACAGGTGAAATTATAGGTATTTACAAACAATATGAGGTGCCCGATTGGAATGCATTATGTGCAAGATATGATTATACAATTCAAAAATATAAATAATATGGATGTAAATTTAACAAATCTTATAAAAAACAATATTGTGGCTTTCGACTCATTCAGGGCAGGTATTTTCTATTATGTAATAGGTGAACCAGACACCACAAATGAATATTTATTTCAAGTTCCATTACACGATATTGGTACGGCTACATTATTAGCTACTGATAAAGCAATTTATTTCATGCGGTGGATTAGAAAATCCATAGAAGATGGAACGTTAACTCCAGTAGATCTTAAATAAAAAATTATGACAAAAATATTACCAAATAAGTTCCTTCTGTCAGAAAAATTCTACAGTATTCAGGGAGAGGGCAAATCGAGTGGAGTCCCTTCTTATTTTATTAGATTAACTACTTGTGATCTTCAATGTGGCTCTAGTATTCAATACATAAATAAAATTAAAAAGGGAGAGATTAATCCTGATTTAAATGATGCATTTATTGGTGATTTAGAAAAGGAAGGAAAGGCAACTTGGAGCTGTGATACTACTCCTGTTTGGTTAAGAGGAAATTATGTTGAATTTGAAGAATTAATTAATGGATGGAAAGAAGAAGGGTTATATGATAATATCAGAAATGGATTAATTCATTTAATATGGACTGGTGGTGAGCCAACAATTAGACAACATCAAGAATCAATTATAAATTTTGATAGGTTTTGGCAACTATATGACAATGGCGGTCAAAAATGCAAAGTATATCATGAAATAGAAACTAATGGTAGAAATTATATTCATGACGATTTATTTAATATATTAGATCAAATTAATTGTTCTCCAAAATTATCTAATAGTGGAATGACTGAAAAACAAAGAATAGTCCCATTATCAATTAAGAGAATTATGGAACACACAAATTATCAATTTAAATTTGTAATTACAAATGAAGATGATATATTTGAAATGTTTGAAACATATATTAAACCGTTTAACATACCACTACAAAATGTGTGTTGTATGCCTGGATTAGTAAGTAGAGATAACTTTCACGAACGAACCCATTTTGTTTTAGAAATGTCCAAGAAATATGGTTTTATTGGCTTGACAAGGTTGCACGTCAGTGCGTATGATAAATTAACAGGAGTATAAAAATGAAGCTAACAGAAATATATTTTGATTTCCTAAAAAAAGAAATAATTAGATTAGAACTACTTGAAGGAAAGGAATTTAATGTGCTCGAAAGAAATTTATTTGAGACATATATTACACTTGTTGAATTATTGAATCCAAACAATTCATATGAATATAGAAAAGTGGGAAAGGGATGGTTTAGGTATTCAGATGTAGTAGGAAATATTTATGATGTTAGAATTACATACCAACCAGTAGCAGATCCATATTTTGAACTTAAAACTTGGTGGTATGATGAAAATGATAAACCAATATATCAAGAATTGCCATCAAATTCATCATCACAGGATTGGGATAAAAGGAGTAATACAATAGCAAAAATATATAGAGATGAAATAATACCATTCTTTGAAGAGCATTTGTCATATTGCAATAAATTAATATTTAAACCAGTTGACTCGCAAAGGTATTACTTTTCAAAACGATTGATTGAAAAATTTACACCAAAGGACTTTAAAGTAGTTGAAAAATATCCAACAGAAATTATAATAACAAAAAATAAAAAGGAAATATAAATGGATTTAAATCACAAAATTATGTCAGATTTAGCAATACATATGAAGTATGCTAAGTATAATGATAAATTAAAGAGAAGAGAAACGTGGGAAGAAATTGTTGATCGAAATAAAGAAATGCATGTTTTTAAATTTCCTCATTTAGCAAATGAAATTAATGAGGCATATAAATTTGTCTATGATAAGAAGGTATTGCCTTCAATGAGATCATTGCAATTTGCAGGAAAACCAATTGAAATAACCCCAAATAGAATATTTAATTGTGCATATCTTCCAATAGATAATATTGCAGCCTTTTCTGAAATTATGTTCCTTTTATTAAGTGGGTGCGGAGTTGGATTTGGAGTCCAAAAACATCAAGTAGAGCAACTGCCAGATATTAGAAAACCAAACAAAGATAAAACACGAAGGTGGCTAGTTGCAGATAGTATAGAAGGTTGGGCAGATGCGATAAAAATATTAATAAAATCATATTACAGCGGTGGAAGTACAATACAATTTGATTTTAGAGATATTCGACCTAAAGGCTCTAGATTAATTACTTCAGGTGGAAAGGCTCCTGGAGCTCAACCATTGAAAGAATGTTTGGTAAAAATAGAAGGAATATTATCTGCTAAAAAAGATGGAGATCAATTAACTCCAATTGAATGCCATGATATAATATGCCATGAAGCAGACGCAGTATTAGCTGGTGGAATAAGAAGAGCGGCATTAATATCATTATTTAATGCAGATGATGATGATATGCTGGCAGCTAAATCCGGAAATTGGTGGGAGAATAATCCTCAAAGAGGAAGAGCTAATAATTCAGTAGTTTTATTGAGACATAAAATTACTAAAGATTTCTTTTTAGATTTATGGAAAAGGATTGAAGCGTCAGGAGCAGGTGAACCAGGGATATTTTTTACTAATGATAAGGACATTGCGACTAATCCTTGCGCAGAAATTTCCCTAATCAGAAATCAATTTTGTAATCTTTGTGAAATTAATGCAAGTGATATTGAATCTCAAGAAGATTTTAATAATAGATCTAGAGCAGCAGCATTTATTGGGACTCTTCAAGCGTCATATACAGATTTTCATTATTTAAGGCCAATTTGGAAAAGGAATACAGAACGAGAAGCTTTAATTGGAATTGGAATGACGGGAATTGCATCAAATGAAATTTTTAAATATAATATTAAGGAAGCTGCGAAAATTGTTAAAGAGGAAAACGAAAGGGTGGCAGCAATTATTGGTATCAATAAAGCCGCAAGATGCAATACAATAAAACCTTCAGGAACTACCAGTATAGTATTAGGAACTAGCTCAGGAATTCATGCTTGGTTTAATGATTTTTATTTAAGAAGAATGAGAGTCAATAAGAATGAAGCTATATATAAATACTTATTAGAAAATCACCCACAATTACTTGAAGATGATTTCTTTAGACCACATGATACAGCAATTATTTGTGTGCCACAAAAAGCACCAATTGGATCTTCCTTGAGGTATGAGTCACCATTGCAGTTATTAGATAGAGTTAAACGTATTCAAACTGATTGGATAAAACCAGGCCACAGAACAGGAAGTAATTACCATAATGTATCAGTAACAGTAAATATTAAAGATCATGAATGGTATGCAATAGGTGAATGGTTATGGGAGAATCGGGAAATTTACAATGGAATATCAGTACTGCCGTACGACGGAGGATCTTATAAACAGACTCCTTTCGAAGATATTACTGAAGACGAATATAATAGATTATCTGAATCATTGCATGATATAGATTTATCAAAAGTACTTGAGATGGAGGACAATACGGATCTTAGTGGAGAAATAGCTTGTGGACCTGATGGTTGTGAAATTAAATAAAAAACTATATTTATTATTTTTTTGGTTTATATTTATATTAAAATAGGAATAAAATGAAACTAACAACCAAACAAAGAAAATTAGTAAAAGAGTACGTTAGGAAATTAATTAAAGAAGCCCCAGATTTGGATTCCATGACTTCTGGTTTCATGAAAACTCCGGGTGCACTCGCAGCGGTTGATGCAGCTAAAGGTGGGGAAATTATACGCACTAAAAAAGGAAATTTTAAAGCAATTAAATCTATAAAATCAACTGAATTAAAACCGGGCGATATTTTTATGGGATCATATAACCAACACAACCAAGGAGCAGGTATATATGAATTTTTGGGAATAACTGATGATTCTACTAAATATGGAGACCAGTTTAAAAAGAATGGAAAAATTGCATTTAAAACAGTCAAAGAATGTTTAAAATATTACAAAGTTTCGTCTTTAAAGACTTTGGAAGATTTGCAAAATAAAAATGAATATGGATATCACTCATATATGTGTGCAAAAGATTTAATAAACGGAAGTGAGGGGGCTTGGTTCTATTTATTTAGAGGAAGATGGTCAAGAGGATCAGGAGCCGAACCGCTTTCATTTACGTTATTACAAAAAATCTAATCCAAAACTATATTTATTATATAAAAATTATTTATTAACATTTTTAAATCAATTTCAAATGAATTCAAATTTTGAAGCAATCAAACAGTTAGTCACCGACTGTGAAGGTGATGTAGTAAAGTTTTTCGAGGGCAATAATGCTGCAGGAGGTAGAGTAAGAGCTGCCATGCAAAGTATTAAGAAATTAGCGCAGGAGGTACGCGTTGAAGTCCAGGCTGAAAAGAATGCTAGAAAAGCTGCAAAGGCCTAATAATATTATGAGAATGCAAAGAAAGGGGGATAGAAATATCTCCTTTTTTTATGTTAAATTTGGTCAATTGAAATTTAATTTATACCTTTATGACATGAAATTTAAAAATCATTCATAATCAATAAGTTATGGCCAAATATATAGTTGTAGATGTTGAATCGGATGGGCCAATTCCCGGACCATATAGTATGGTATGTTTTGGTGCTGTAATCGTTGATAATCAATTAGATAAGACATTTTATGGTGAAGTAAAACCCATTTCAGATAAATGGGATCCAGACTCATTAGATATATCTGGAATTACAAGAGACCAGCATTTAAAATTTGATGATCCTACTATTATAATGAATAAATTTGCTGAGTGGATAAATCATAATATTCCAGGCCAACCAATATTCATTTCAGATAATAATTCATATGATTTTGCATTTATTAATTATTATTTTCATATGTTTTATGGAAGGAATCCATTTGGTTGGTCAAGTAGAAGAATAGGAGATTTATATTGTGGGTTTATGAATGATTCTCATTATAAATGGAAGAAACATAGAAAGACATCTCATACCCATCATCCAGTAGATGATGCCAAAGGTAATGCTGAGGCATTATTATATTTAAGAGATCGAGGTTTTAAAATTAAATTATAATTAATATGAATAGAAGGAATTTTGTATCGTCGATTGCAATTGCAGGATTAATGTATCCATTAATTAATGGATTTTTAACTGATGAAATAATATATAAGCACAAGGTAAATCCAGATTTTAGAATTAATGGTGTAGCTTCTGAATCAATAGAGGTTTATAAAAATGATATTTCCATCGGAAGGATTTGGCAAAATTCACAATCTCCCTTCTATTATTGTTGCGCTATTGATAATCAACATATGAATCTAACGCATCGTTGGTCTCATATACAAGGCACTCATTATCGTTTGTCTGATTGTAAGACAATACAAGCATGTAAGGATTTGATAACCCTTAAAGTCTGCTAGATGAAATGGAATAAATTTTTAAAAATTTGGTCATATTAAATAATTTATATTATCTTTATGGTTTAAAATCAATTTAAAATGGCAAGAGTGAATATAGGTATTAATCCAGTATATCTATCCGATCAGCATTTGATTGCTGAATCTGTAGAAATTACAATGATTACTGGAGGATTAAGAAAAAATGGATATCAAATTAAATCTGAAATCCCAGAAGTATTTAATATTGGAAAAGGTCATATAAACTTCTTTAAGAATAAGTTATATTACTTAAATAGACGCCTTCTGGCAGTGAATAAAGAATTGGGTAATAGAAATATAAGGCATTCCACAAAAATTGACCTAGGGGAGTTTCCAAGCGAATTAAAGGGTGATTGGAAGCCTACTCTAGAGTCTTCTAATATTATTCGGGAAAGAATTGCTGATAGATTAATTCATCCGTTAAGAGCAAGACCAGGATTTCACCGATATCATAAAAATAAAATTGATAGTAATGTTAATTTTGCCAGAGTCATGCTAAATTCAGAATTATTTGAAGTATGAGCCGAAATGTTATAGATTTTGAGCTATCGACAACTGGTTATGATCAAAGCTCAAAAAATAAAATCAAAGTATTTACATTCCATAATATTAAAATGCTTGGTGGTTATGATTATAAAGAAGGTATAACAATTGAAGTTTTTAATAATGGATTATCAGCCTTATTGTCATCAGGTAAATTATTACCAACAGATGAAATATCACAAATGGGTTGGACTCAGGAAGAAGGAGCTAGAATGTGGGATGATGATCCATTTGATCCACCAAGACTTGTATGGTATTTTATAATTCAAGTTGGAAGATATACAATAGAAACTGATGACCAATATGCCGAAAGGCAGTCAGAAATATATAAAAAAGAAAGGTTGGAAGAATCAAAACAAAAGGAATTGTATTTAAGATTGAAGGCTAAATTTGAACCAGATGAAACTTGAAAATATAAAACTGACAGATTTTAAAAATGTTATTTGGCCTAGTGTTGACAAATCTAATATTCAATCATTAATAGATGAATGTAATATATTAGCTAATAAAGGACAATTGATAGGTGAATTATTAGATGACGATTATATAATACCTATGATTTCAATAATAGATCTGAGGAATGTTTCCCATATAATTACCAACCTTAATATTCAAGAAGATGGAATTTATGGAGATGTTAAAATTTTAGACACTCCCCGTGGTGTGGCATTGATGTCTGTATTCGAACAAGAATTTAATGCTAAATTTAAATTTAAAATACGGGCAACGTATTTAATGCCAGATATTGAAACTAAAATTATTTATATCACAAACATTTCTACTTGGGATATAATCAGAAAATCAAATTTATATTAAATCGTATGAACATAAGACAATTTAAAAAAAGATATTATCTTTGTAAGGATGATTTTGGTAATAGATTATATCCAGGAGATACTGTTGAAATAAAATTATCTTTTGGAAATGAATATCCTTATCAATCTTTAATATATTGGAATAGATTAGATGGTGCATTTATTGATGCATCACCATCATCAAAATTATTTAATAATGGTAATGATGTGCATAGATCATTAAGATCAGTTTTAAAACAAAAACCATTTTTGTATGATCAATATGATTCTGATGAAAAGGTTGCTCAACATGGATATATAAAGAAGATTAAATCTACATGGAACACTCATAAAAAGTAAATTATATGAACACATCAATACACCAAGAATTTCCTCCAGAAAATATTCCTAGGGACAATTCAGGAGTTTTATTAGAACCGGGTCTTAGAGTGGCTTTCAATAAGAGTGGATATGTCACGCTAGGAACAATAATATCTATTGATGATTTTCGCTGGAAGGTTGTAAGACCCGGAGTGGATCCAAAAAAATGGTGGAGTCTGGTTTGTAAAATTAAAGTTCAGGAAATAAATTCAGACCATATTAGTACTATATCTAATCCAAATTCAATAATTGTAATATGAAAAATTGGAATGGTTGGTATTCAACAAAACATTTGGATATATTATTGTTAAAAAACCTATACAATGATGCTCTAAACTTATCTATAAAATCAATATGTGATGTTAAAAATGATAGATATGCCAGAACTTTAGATTCAACAATAACTCCTAAAGAATGGATTGATACTTATCTAACAAGAAAAACTCATAATACAGTCTGTAATAGATTTGAATATAATAAAGGACAACCCTGGAGTGAACCAATTGGTGAAATTGGATCTTGCACTTTGGGCCTTAAATATGATAAGTTTTTATGGATATATGTTTCGTTGGAAAATTTGGAAATATTGGTTAAAAAATATAGATTAGAGAAAAGATGAAGCCACAATATACCATACCCAGCCTTGTTGAATATGATTATACAGATCCTGTAGTCCAACAGGCCATTGGTAATGCCATGACATTATTTCCTTTTGTTGATGAAGAATCAGAACGCCGGGCATATGTTCATGGATTTATGCAAGGTGATGTTTTCAAAGAAATATAAAAAATAAATAAATTTACAAAAAATCATGAATAAAAAATGAAAATACACAAATATCCAGACGGTTCAGCATATGTAGAATGGGAACCAACATATAATTTCTATCAGAAATTTAGAATCAATTCATATGAAGATTTATGGCATCTAACACAATATGTAGACGCTGCAAATCATAATGGTGAGAAACCCAATATCATAATTCCATGCTTACTAGATGGCCAAGCAGATAAACGATTTGAATCAAATCAATCACCTGGATTGAAATTAATATGCAAACATTTAAATTCTTTAAAGGCTCATTTCAAAATATTTCACCCACATAATGCAGAGGTAGTGGAATCATTAATTGATAACGTAGAAATTGTCGATAACTATTCATTTATTTTGAATGTATTGTGGGATATTAAAAAAAATGATTTAGACAGATATCCAGTTTTACTAAATGACTCATTTGATGTGACATTACACGGCACATATTACGATAGTAGAATTAAAGATAACTTAATCATATTAGCTCCAGATGCAGGAGCTTATAAATGGATTACTAAAATTTGTGATAAACTAAAATGGAAAGGCCAATTAATATCAGCCTCAAAATCCAGAACCTATGAAAATAATGAAAGCAAATTGACACAAATATTAAATGAACAAGATTTACAAGGAAAAGATGTGTTGATTATTGATGATATTTGTATTGGTGGTCGAAGTGTTATAGGATTAGCTAAGTTACTTAAAAGCAGAAATGTTGGAAAGTTGTATTGTGCATTTAGTCATATGACAATTCCCAATCCCGATCCTGAATTATTTGAATTATTCGATCGTGTGTATACAACTAACTCAAAAGGTCTAGATTATATTAATACAAAAACTTCGGAGAAACCAAAAAATTTAACAGTAATTATAGAATTTTAAAAATATGTTTAAACCAAACGCGTTATATTACACAGATGGCTATAAAATAGGCCATAAAAAGATGCTAGCTCCAGGAACAACCCGACTATATGGTACTGAAATACCTAGGAGTTTAAAGTATTTACCAATTACAGATAAGGTTGTTTCATTTGGGCAACAATTTGCAATAAGATGGTTACATGATTTATTTGAAGAATCATTCTTTCAACGACCTAAAGAAGAAGCATTAATATTTGTTAAAGATATGGCTTTATATTTAGGATTAGAATATTCCGGAAATCATTTCTCACAACTCCATGATTTGCAGTATCTGCCAATGCAATACTGTTCTCTAGAGGAAGGAATTGAAACCAATGCAAATATTCCACACCTTGTATTTATTAATACAGTACCTGGATTTGCTTGGTTAACATTATATTTGGAAACCATATTATCATCTGTTAGATGGAAGGCGCCAGTTTCTTCAACTATAGCATTAGCTTATAAAAGAAATGCAATTGAATGGGTGACGAAAACTGACCCGGATAATTTATGGTTAGTTGATTTTATGTGCCACGATTTCTCCGCCAGAGGATTGAACCCACATGATCAAATAACAGTTGGGTTGTCTCATGCTACTAGTTTTAGAGGATCTGATACTTTAGTAACTATTCCAGCTGCAAGATATTATTATGGTGAACCAGATGATCAAGTATGTATTAACTCAGTTAATGCATCGGAACATTCAGTTAGTACAACTAAAATATTTACAGTTGGTGAACAACAAATGATCGCTGATTGGCTTAAAATATTTGATAAAGGAATCTTATCAATTGTAAGCGATACATTTGATTTATGGAAGCTTATCACTGAATATTTGCCAGCTAATAAAGAAGCTATTATGGCCAGGGATGGTAAGTTGGTAATCAGACCTGATAGCGGTGATCCAGTCGATATTATTTGTGGTACTAAATCAAAATTACCTGATATAAGTAATTATATTGGGGATTTTGGAAATAATATTTTAAGGCCTGCCTATGAAGAAGGGTTTAGATTTTGTGTAGAACATGGTAAAATCTATAGAATACAACATGATTCTAGAGATGATATTTATATGGTAAATAGAAGTAAAGAATTTAATAAATCTGAATTTAAAGGAGTAATAGAACTTCTTTGGGATATTTTTGGAGGAACTATCAATAAACAAGGATATAAGGTATTAGATCCACATATTGGAGCAATATATGGTGACAGTATTACACCTGCTAGACAAGTAGAAATATATAAAAGACTAGCTGCGAAAGGATTTGCTGCAACCAATATAGTATTAGGCATTGGTAGTTATACATATCAATACAATACTAGAGACACAATCGGAATGGCCATTAAAGGTGCTTGGTTTGAAATTGAAACTTCTGAACCTTGTGAGATTGGCAAATGTGAAGCGGGATGTGAAGAAGATTGTTGGAATGATGGGTGTTTTAAAGATCCGCATATGAAATCATTTAACATTTACAAAGATCCAGTAACAGATGATGGTACTAAAAAATCATTAAAGGGATTTCAATTTGTATATAGAGATGAAAATGGAGAAATAAAAACAGAACCAGAAGTATCTGAAGAGAAGGCATTTTCAGATGAAAATATGTTGAAATGTATATACAAAGATGGTACATTTTATAATCAAACAACATTAACAAAAGTTAGAGAGAATATAAATAAATTAATATGAATCCAGTACAAGTAAAAATTAAATTAATCCATCCTAATGCAAAATTACCAACCAAAGGCTCAGAGCATCCTGGAGCTTGGGACGTATATGCTGCAAACATTACAAGAATAAGAAGGGATTGGTTTGAAGTTGATCTGGGATTTTCATTAGAATTCTCAGATAGATTCCGAGTAATGTTACAACCCAGATCATCAATAACAAAAACTGATCTTATACAACAAAATTCACCAGGTATTGGAGATTCAGATTATCGGGGTAGTTATAAATACGTATTCAAAGTTCTACCTGATGAAGTCAATTATGTGACAGGAGCACTGATGTACCGTAACTTTCCATATTCTATTGGTGATAGAATAGGACAAATATATTTAGAAGAAATAATGCCAATATCCTTTGAACAGGTTGATGAATTATCTGATACTGCAAGAGGTGAAGGAGGATTTGGTAGTACTGGAAAATAATATTATAAATTAAATTTGGTTAATTGAAAATTATTTATTAATATAATATATAAATAATTAAATAAGATTAATGGTAGACAAAATACTTAAGTATGCAAATGATAATATTCATTTAAATACCGAAGAAAAAAATCGCGTAATAGAAAACGCAGCATTAGCATATGGTGATTTTTTAGATGCATTAAAAATAAATTGGAGAGAAGATCCAAATTCTAAAGAAACTCCGAAAAGAGTTGCAAAATCATTTGTCAACGATTTAATATCAGGATGTTATACAACACCTCCAAAAATAACTGCATTTGAAAATATTAATAATTATGATGGTATTGTTTTCCAAGGAAATATAGATGTTAAATCAATATGTTCCCATCATAACTTATCATTTATTGGAAAGGCTCATGTTGCATATCTTCCAGGTTCAAAGGTAATTGGATTATCAAAATTGAATAGAGTAGTGGAATGGTTTTCTAGAAGACCACAGGTGCAGGAAAATTTAACCATGCAGATTCATGATTACTTAAATGAGGTATGTGAAGGAAATGGCGGAATAGCAGTTGTAATTAGTTGTGATCACCTATGCGCTTGTGTTAGAGGTGTTAAGCATAATAGCACCATGAAGACGGCAAAGGTTAGTGGGGCGTTCAAAAACGACCCAGCAGCAAGAGAAGAGTTTTATGATTTTATTAAATCTTTATAATGTATGCGCTAATAGATGTAGATGATGTATTACTAGATTGGACAGGTGGATTTGATACTTGGGCCAGAATACATAAAAATTATACTGGGCCATCAATAAGTTTAAGATCTGACCATATTGGAGAATTATTTTATGAAGGAATATACGCTGAGTTTAACTCATCAGATGATTTTAAATCACTAAATCCAATTAAAGATGCAAGGGAATCATTGGAAATAATATCTAAAAAATATGATATTATATTAATTACATCCTGCGGTTCAGAATTTTTGCAATCAAGAAAAATTAATTTAGATAGACATTTTTTTGGAATTAATTTTAAAATAGAAATATTAAATTTACATGAAAATAAAGATCAATATATAGATTATTATAATCCAAATATATATGTCGATGATAATATACATAATGTGAAATATTGTTCTGAACAAGGTTGCATTAATACATATATATTTCACACAGAATTCAATAAATTATTTGAGCATTTTAAAGTTAAAAGGGCATATACATGGCAACAGATATTAAAAGAAATATAATAATTTGCTATAGCGGTGGGTTAGATAGTTTTTTATTATGGCAATTATATAAACATCATTATAAGAATAATTATAATTGTAAGTGTATTTTTTATGATATAGGCCAACCTTATTTGAATAAAGAATTACAATCTATTAAAGATTCTGGAGTAGATGTTGAAGTTAAAAAAATCGATTGGTTAGATAATAATTCAAAATTGATTGGTAAAGAGGGCAGTTTATCTGGAGATATCATAATTCCAGGAAGAAATGCTCTGCTGGCAACAATGGTTGCATGCCAAGAACAACCAGATGAAATATGGATGGGAGCTTTACAAGGAGAAATTCATGAAAAAAGCACAGATAAAAATTATAAGTTTCTTGATAAATGGAATAATTTAATGCAATATGTTTTACAAAAAGATATAACATTACGATTCCCATTTGCTGATATGGGATTTGGGAAATTTGAAGTCATTGAATGGGCTTTAAAGCATGAATATGTAACTAAAGAACAATTAATTCAAACATCATCTTGTTTAAGTGGTGAAAACGGTAAGTGTGGACAGTGTGTTGTATGTTTTAGAAGATGGGGAATATTTTACCAATTAGGATTTTCAGAAGTATATAATATATTTCCATTATCTGTACCACAAAATAAAATGATGGTTAATGAAATGATTAAAGGTGAACTCGGAGAAAAATGCCATTATGATGAATTTAGAAGGAGAGAATTAATTCCAGCTATATTAAAGTATTATAATTGTAATTTAGATGAATTAAAATTAAGAATTAATGAATAAAAAATTAATAATTACTGGTACTTCTAGAGATATTGGGGCTGGCTTAGCTAAGATTTGTAAAGAATTAAATATTGATGTTATTGAAATTAATAGATCCCAATTTGACCTAACCGATCGAGCTAATTTAAATAAAATTTCATCCCTTATTAAATCTACGCCTAATATTAATATTATTGGTTGTATAAATAATTCATATGCAGATGGTTATGGACAATTGGAAACATTATTTACAGTATGTGAATGTTTTGGAGATGATCCTACAAAAACTATAATCACTTTAGGGTCAGTAAATAAAGCAAGGCAATCATTTGATAATATTAATCAAGTTAAATATTCTATTTATAAGGCTGCATTAGAAGATGCAACAAATAGATTAAAAATATTATATCCTAACTTAAATATTGTATATGAAACATTGCCAATGTGCGATACTAGCTACAATAAAGATAAGACTGCAGCGAAGGTTTCAATTGAGGATATTTCGAACAAAATAATAAATTTAATTAATTATAATAATGAATAGACATTTTATATATTTTCCATCATTTTCTGTGGGTAATGTTGGCTCAGCAATGGCAAAAAATAAGCGATTACGCAATGATTTGAATATAAAATTTTATGCTGAAGATTTTCCTAAATTATTTAGACATCCATATTTTTTGATGACTGGTGGTCATTTTTATAAAAAACCAAATATTTCAGAAGAATGGGGATTGAAACAACCTGGGATATTAACTATGGGTGATTCTGGAGGATTCCAAATAGCATCAGGCGCCATAAAATGGGAAGATAAATTGAGACCTTTAATCCTAGACTGGTTAGAAAATAATTCTAATATCGCTATGAATTTAGATATTCCACCAAAAATGGTTTATGATGGCAAATTCAATGAATGTTTGGAATTAAGCAAAACTAATTTTGAATATTTTTTAAAAAATAGAAAGGGACAAACTCAATTATTGAATGTCATTCAAGGTAATGATGAAATAACATACCAAAAATGGTATGATAATGTTAAACAATATGATTTTGATGGCTGGGGAGTAGGAGGTGCCGGTATAAGTATATATAGATTCTTTTCATCTATATTACCATTATTGCAGGGAAAGGAGCAAAACAATAAAAATAGAAAATATATTCATATTTTAGGAACTTCTAAAGTGATTGATTTTTTCTTACTAAGCCAACTTCAAAAATCTTTGAATGATGTCGGATCCGAAATGAGAGTATTGACGGATTCATCAACACCAAGTAGGTCTGTGGTATATGGTTTATATTATCATGACGTTAATTTTAAGAACGCATCATTTGGATCATTACATATTCCTAAAGAACGTGCAACAAATAATAAGGAAGTTTCAAAACACACTGATAGTACATTACAAGGTTCAGAATCATTATTACCTAACTTAATTCCGTTTGACGATTTATTAATTGGGGGATATACATATGAAGATTTAAGAGATTGGACTATAGAAGGATATGCCGCAGTAGTATTACATAATTTTATGTTCTTTAAAGATGTGATGCATAAAATAAATTCATATGTTGAAGGTCACCCATATTTCTTAGAGCAAGTAACTAACTCAGATACATTTTTATTGTTGAGAGCAGTTGATGAAATGGTTAAGGCATATGAAAATGGGACAACTCCACAAAAAGTTTTTGATAAATATAAGGCACATTTTATAAAATTATCCACTATGGACACTGGTAAAACTGTTATTAAACATGAATTTTTTAAATAATTCAATACACGAAAAATGAGTAAAATAAACCGTAAAGTAACAGAAAAGATATCAACTACCTTACCGGAAATCATTCCAGCTGGATATGGATATATATGTATTGTACTTAATGATTCAAGTCGGGATGTTATAACAAATTTAACTCCAAGTTCATTGCATGATATATTGTGTAAGACGTTAGGTACAGCTCCATCACCACATTCATTAAATTAAATAAAAAATTTAAATAGTATGACACCAAGAGATTTCGTATATTGGCTCAGAGGCTACATATGCACCTCCTAGTCCATCTAAACTAAATAAAAATGTCCAGTACATTAGAAGATAAAAAAATTCAAAGAATATTTTATGTGTATGTCCATAAACGAAAAACTGATAATACCATTTTTTATGTAGGAAAGGGTACTGGTAATAGAGCTTTCAGTGATGAATCTAGAAATGTTTGGTGGTCTAGAATTGTCAAAAAATCAAATGGGTTTATACCTGAAATTACATATTTTGATTTAACTGAACAAGAATCATTTAAAAAGGAACGGGAATTAATATTATCTATAGGATTGGCTAATTTATGTAATATTACTGAAGGCGGCTGCGGTGGAGATACATTGACTAGAAATCCAAATATTTTAGAAATCGGAAAGAAAATATCAAATAAATGTATTGGTGATTTGAATCCCAATAAAGGTATGGGATATTATAAAAGATGGATATTAAAATATGGATTAATAGAAGCAAATAGAATGAAAGAAGAACTTAAGCAAAAAAGAAAAGCATTGCCTAAAAGAAAAAATATTAATAGAGTATATAAACCTTGGAAACAAACATTACAAGAAAAATACGGAGATAAATGGGAAGAAAAATATTCTGAAATTAATAATGTGATTAGATTGAAATATTTTGAAAGGCCTAAAATATCTTGTGAGAATTGTGGTAAACCATTCCATAAAAATGTAATCAAAAGACATCAGAATAGTTTAAAATGTATAAAAATAAATAATGTATAAAAATATATATTTTGATTCTTGGAATAATGATATTCATTTGTGGGATTCTATTGAAGGATATTCTAAATTCAAATATCAACCATATGCATATCAAGTAGATCTAAAAGGTGATCATATAACTATGGATGGCCAAAATGTTAAGAAAGTTACTGATTGGCCAGAAACCGCAGAAAAACTAGGAATGATTTATGAGCATGATGTTCCTGCAGTAACAAGAACATTAATTGATTTATATCCAGATTCTGATGACATATCAACTGGACTAGTAATTTTGCCATTAGACATTGAGGTAGCTAAAGAAGGATCTTATTCAACTACAGAAGAGGCAGGTAATACTATTACTGCAATATCTTATTATTCATATAAAGAAAATTTATATTATTGTTTATTATTAGATAAAAACAGACCACCATCAGAATATGATGATGATGTCATAATTAAATTGCCTAATGATGAAACAAAAACAGTAAAGGCAAAATATTTTACTTTTAAATCTGAATTTGATTTATTAAAAGTCTTTTTAAGAGAATATAATTTAATTAAGCCAGATGTCATTACTGGATGGAATGTTGAATTTTTTGATATGCCATACCTTTATAATAGAATTAGTAAAGTTTTAGGAAAGGATTGGGCCAAAGGATTAAGTCCAATAAAAATTTGCAAAACAAGACCTGCAGGTGACTTCAATCAATTAAAGGTAGTAATAGCTGGAGTATCTATATTAGATTATTTGTCATTATATAAAAATTTCACATATTCAGAATCTCCCAATTATAAGCTAGATACTATAGCAAAGGAAGAATTAAAAAGAGGTAAAATTGAATATGATGGTGATCTAGATAAATTATATAATACAGATATTAAGAAGTTTGCAGAATATAATATTGTTGACGTTGAATTGATAGTGTCATTAAATGAAAAATTAGATTTAATTGATATTGCTAGAGGTATATGTCATAAAGGTCATGTGGCATATGAAGATTTTATATTCCCATCTAAATACCTTGAAGGTGCATCATTAACATTTTGTAAGAGAAATAATTTAGTTGCGTCATCACAAAAGCCACACGAATCAGATGATGATGAAAAAGCAGAAGGGGCATTTGTTAAAGATCCTAAACCGGGATTATATAAATGGGTGTATGATATCGATTTAACATCGCTGTACCCATCAAATATCATATCTCTCAATATTTCTCCTGAGACTAAATTTGGTCGTGTTCTAAATTATGATCCACTAAAATTCGCGGCGAATAAAGATATAGTATATAATGTAGAATTGATTAAAGAAAAATCCAATGCTGGAAAGTTTTCCGAGGAAGGATTTAAAACAAATAAATTGAGGTTTACACACTCAATTGAATTGAGAACATATTTAAAGAAAAACAATTTATCAATATCAAGCAACGGTATACTATATAGTTTAGATAAAGTTGGATTGATCCCATCAATATTGAAAAGATGGTTTGCAGAAAGAAAGGAGTTTAATAAACTTAAAAGAGAATATACTGAATCTGGAGATAAAAATCTAGCAGCATTATATGATAAAAAGCAATTAGTTACTAAAATTTTATTAAATTCCTTTTATGGAGTTTTATTATTGAAAACATTTAGATTTCATGACAAAGATAATGGAGAAGCAGTTACATTAACTGGACAAACAGTAATTAATTTTTCGGAGAAGGCTGCCAATTTAAAATATGCCCAAATTTTAGGAACACATGATTCATTATGTATATATGTTGACACAGATAGTCTATTTTATTCAGCTGTTCCTATTATAGAACATAGATATGGAAGTATAGATTTACTAACAGATGAGGAAATTATTAAATATACATTGGATGTAGCAACGGAAGTGCAATCATTTATTAATAAATCATACGATTCATATGCAGATAAATTTCATAATGTTAAGGAGCATATGTGGAATATTAAACAAGAATATGTTTCTAAAAGAGCTTTGTGGTTAGATTCAAAGAAGAGATATGCTCAATGGATGGTTAATAAAGAAGGATATCCAGTTGATAAAATAGATGTTAAAGGAATAGATGTAGTTAGATCAAACTTTCCAAAAGCATTTAGAGAATTTATGAAAGGGATCTTAACTGATATCTTACATGATAAAGATAAAACTTTATTAAATAAAAAGGTCCAACAATTTGGTTATACTATAAAAAATACTTATATTAATGACATAATGTTACCAACCGGTGTTAAAGATATCCAAAAGTGGAAGACTGAAGGCAAACATATAAAAGGAACTCCAGTACATGTTAAAGCGGCAATGAATTATAATAGGTTATTAGATATGTTTAACATTACAAACATTCCTAAAATTAATGATGGTGATAAAATTCTTTGGTGTTATGTTAATAAAAACCAGTTTGGATTCGAAACCATGGCACTAACAGGAAATGATGATCCTAAAGAAATATTAAATTTTGTTACTGAATATATTGATAGGAATGATTTATTTGAAAATACATTAAAAAGTAAATTGCAATCATTCTGGGATGCATTAAATTGGGGGGCAATTATAACAAATGAAAATACAAACAAATTTTTTAAATTTAAATAATGGAGAAAGCAAAACTATTAAATTTCATAAGCAAATATTCTTTGAATGGCTTATGTAATACCGTAAAATGGAATTCAAAGAATCGTGGCCTAATTACTAATTTTGTAACTGAGGACAAATCAACTTTGGGAATGGTTGCAGTAAAAGGAATAAATTTTCCAGAAGGCCAATTTGGTATTTATAATACCAAAGGCATTGTCAAAATGTTGGGAGCACTTCAAAATGAAGTAGATATCACAACTACAGACGAGTCTATAAATTTTAAGGACGAGTCTATCAGTGCCAAATTTATGCTGGCTAAACTTGAAATAATTCCAGATCCCCCAACTACACAAGAAATTCCTGATCCTGATTTTGAATTTGCAATAAATTCAATTTTCATTGATAAGTATTTAAAGGCTAAAGGAGCAATTGAAGAATCTACTAATTTTGCATTCCAAACAAATGCAGATGGTAAAGTAGATATCATAATTAATTATGCAACACATAATACAGATAGAATAACAATTCCCACTGAAGTTGAATATTCAATTGATGGAATTTTATTATTTAATGCAGATATGTTGAAGGAAATATTATCAGCAAATAAAGATTGTACATCTGGAAAGATAATGGTATCCGCTGCCGGCATATTAATATGCCAATTCCAAGCAGAAGATATTGCTTCAAAATATTATCTAGTAATGTCAGAATCTTAATATGATAAATAGAATAGAAGAAATTTTACAAGAAGCTAGTTCATATTTCTTAACTACAGAAGTTATTGAAAGAGCTAAAATTTCAATTGAAATTTTTAAAAATGAACAAGGAGAATCATTTGATATTCCAACATATTATGAAGCCGCATTTAGAAACATTTTAATAGAAAAAGGATATGAAGAAGATCTTACTATCAGCACAAGAAATTAGTAATATGACAACCCAACTGGGGGTTAAACTATCTGATCATATTAACAAAAATAGTATGCAAATTCCGACGGTATTTTGTATGTTAGATGGGGCATTTAGATTTTATGCGGATTTAGTTAAATGTATTGGTACTCCAATTAAATGTGATTTCATTAAAGTGTCTTCATATGAAGGAATGAGACAAACTCAAATGAGAGTGCATAAATTCCCGAAATATCCTATAGTAGGAAAGGATATTATATTAGTCGATGATATATTGGATACTGGAAACACGATTAATTTTATCATCAATAAATTTAAGGAATACTCTCCCAAATCTATAACTGTAATTACATTAATCAAGAGAAAGGATAGCCCAGCATTGGATCCATCTATTCATTATATTAATGGATTTGAAATAAATAATGAGTGGATAGCTGGATATGGGATGGACGATTTAGAAGACACATCAAGAAATTTAAATTATATTTTCGAAGTGGAAAAAATAAAGGAATGATAGAAATAATTAAACATTCATTGGGATTGTGTGGAGAAGGACATCCAAATATCTTTACATTAATATTTGGGTCAACTATAATAGGATCATATATTCATTATATTTTATTTAAATTTAAACTTATAAGAAATGAAAAGAGGAGATGTAGTCACTAATAAAGATGGAGAATTTTATATATTCTTATCTGAATCAGGACAAGAAGCAAATTGTGCAGTAATTGAAGACGTAATGGACATATATCAAGGAGAGACAGTAGCCAAATGTACTGGACTCAAAAAAATTCCATTGGAGGGATTGACTGTAGCTGAAGATTATCCAAGATTTTATAATCAAATAAATTTTTCATAATTATAATGATTAAACAGGAGAAACATTGTATAATTTGCAATGATTTGTTTATTATTAATTGCCCAACACATAAAAAATGCCTTAAGTGTAAAAAAATATCTACACCAATACATTTAAGAAAAGATATAAATAGATCTTATAATAAAGTATGTGAACATTGTAATAATCAATATTTTGCTAAAGAATATAAATCTAAAACCTGTTACACATGTAATGAAAAAATATTAACACAATGTCCTTGTGGTTGTGAAAAAAAGTTCATGCGATCTAGAATGATGATAGATAAAAATCCATATTGGGTAAACCATAATAATCGGGGTAAAACATATATAGAAATATATGGAACTAAAACTCCTGGTTGTGGATTTAAAAAGGACTTAGAAAATCCAAATTTCACGTGTTTAAGATCTAAAAATTTTAGTACTTTGAAATGTTTAAATAGTATCGGACAAAGATTTAGATCAAAATTAGAAGTATCATTTTCAGAATATTGTATTAAAAATAATATACCATATATTAATGAAGTTATAGTCAATTTAATTGATGGTAAAAGAAAAATAGTAGATTTTGTTATATACGATAATATAATTGTTGAAATTTCTGGATTTGCTAGTCCTGAATGGAAGAAGACATTCATTGAAAAGATGAAAGTTTTGAGACAAAGTACAATCAATCCTATCCTGATATTAACTTATAACAACAATATATATTTGGATTCGGAGATATATGAATGTTGTAATTGTAATGTTCTAGTAGGAAGTATTCAAGATTTGGATAAAACAATCAGAACTATCAAATTTCTTAAAAATATATTATATTTAAATAGTATGGTTTTTCCAAATTATTTCGAATCAATTAAATTAGATTATAATAGTTATAAATATAAACAAATTTTAAAATATGAGCAAATGGACTATTGCTAAAAGTTTTGAATTTTCCTATTCGCATAGGGTTCACAGCCAAATTCTAATTCCTGGATTAAGTATTGATAATGTTTGCTCTTGCAGGTTCAGACATGGTCATAATGGAGTTATAAATATTGAATTGGAAGACACTGGATTAAATGAACAAGGAATGATTATAGATTTTAAAAATCTATCATTTTTTAAACAGTTTATTGACAACACTATTGATCACAAATGTATTTTGGATATCAATGATCCAGAAGTTTGTTCTTATTTTTATCCGATTTTAGAAGGAATGAATGCTGAAAATAGAAATGAATATTTATTACAATTTGCAGAAGATTATTGGATTGTTAAACCTGAATTATATTCTAAATTAGAATTATTTAAACAAGAAATATATCAAGGATTGATATTTGTAAATTTTATTCCAACTTCTGAAAACCTCTCTAAATGGTTTTTTGATATAATTGCGAATAAATTAAAAAATATAACAAATGTAACCTCAGTTGAATTCAAGGAAACTCCGAAAACTAGTGCAACTTATTCTATATGAAATACAGATCTCAAATAAGAATTGAATCAGATAAAATTTCAGGCCTGGAAGATTATTATGGAATATCAATTGAAGAGTTTGCATGCCGAAGAAATGCGGAACGAATCATTCGAGATATGTCATTTGATGATCTTAAAAAACTATTTAAGTTTGAATCACATGGATTTTCACTATCAGGACTAACACCAACCAGAATTGAACAAACATCTCATGTAGAATATATTAACAGTATTAATATTCCCGAATGAAAAAAGTATTAAAATTTAAGTATACAATTATTGTAGAATTAAACCAACCATTAGGAGAAGATTATTGGTTTCTTCCATTTGATTATCAACGCACATCCTTCACGTTATATGCGAATACCAAAAAGGAATGTAATAAATTTCAATCCAAAATAAATCATTTAATAAAAAATATTACAGTCATAGAAAATAAAAACAATTAAAAATGGCAGATTTAGCAGAAATGACCTATTTCCTCGTGAAGGTCGAAAAGAAAATAGAGGATGAAAGAAGTGGTAAAATTAAAAAGATGGTAGAACAATTTTTAGTCAATGCTGTAAATGTAACTGATGTAGAAAAACAAATCTATGCTGAATATGAGGGGTATCCGGGAGATTGGGCAATTCATTCAGTTACGGCTACAAAGATTATTAAAATTATCGAACCGTCAGTAACAAGTGGTAGAAGGCCAGCTTAATGAAAAAAGTTTTCATTGTTGATAATGATGTGACTGGAGTCAGATACACCTCACAGTGGACTGATTTTGTTCCGCAGGAAATTAAATCTTGGGGATATGATGTTGAAATAATTAAAGGCCATCCCAATCCAAATTGGAAGTATGGATATCTTAATAATTTCCTATCAGTTGCATCATTATATAACAATGCTGGACAATTAATTCAAAATAAGCATATACCATATAATGCAATATTCATATTTCCTAATGCCAGGCACCCATTAGTATTGGCATTGAATGAGTACAAGACTCTTAAAGGATTAGAGTGGAGGTTCATTGGATTCTGGGATGATGGGATATATTATACATATTTAAATTTTAAATCGAATATGTATTACGGCAAGTATAAAGGGTATTATGATTGGTCTCTTAAATTTGAAAAGTTTTTAAGTGCTTGTTATGATTATAATTTAGTCAATAATGAACACCAATTAGAACATTATAATAGGTTCCTGGCCGCCAGTAAAGGGGGAGAAACAATACTATGTCCTAATCCATTTTCATCTTTATATGAATTTTCTAAAAAACAAGAAATTGAAAAGACTGATTTAATAGTATGTATTACTAGACCAAATAGTGATCATGATATTAGATTGTTTACAAATTTAAGAAAAATATATCCAGAATATGATTTTGTATTATGTTACGAGAAAAATTATTCTATAATAGAGCATTACAGATTATTATCAAAAGCAAAAATAGTAATATCTCATAGTGCAAAGGAAGCTAATCCATTTCCAATTTGGGAGGCGTTGATGTTTGGTTGTATTCCATTGATACCTGATACGAAGGTAAATAAGTTATTTTTTGGAAACGATTACACATTCCCAAGAAAGATTTTAATTCCACCTTTTTTAAATTATATCAAAGCTAGACATTTTATGCATGATAAAATTAAAGGATATATGGAAAATTATTTGGATTATTCAGAACAAATACCTATATTATGTAAAAAGGTACATGATAAGTATTATGATTCTAATCAATTAAAAATTCTTTTAAATACAATAAATTTAATAAAATGAGAGATATTACATTAATTCAAACTACAGTTACTTTCCTGCAGGATTTAATATTACACACCAAGAACAAAAATCTTAAATGGCAAGCACAACATCAACCCATTAGTTTATATGGATTAGGCGAAATTAAGCCAGGCAATTCATACACACTTGAACCAGGAGTTTCATATGGATTTAAAAACGAATATATTCTTAATAGATTCAAATGTGTATTTGAAGATAAGATTGATATTGAAATAAAATTTGAAAGAAACCACCAATCAATTAAAATTACCGATAGATTAATCAATCCTGGATTGGCGTCATCACAGGAATCAATATCTTATCCAGTGTATTATGTACCAATTGAAGTGTTGACAATTGCAGAAGTTCAAACTGAATTGGAAATTTTATATGATACCATAACACGAGGTAATCAAGGTGAGTCCCCCTTCTTATATGACAATCAGAAAGATGAAATTGGACAAATAATGCAATCACTTATATCAAAATTCAATGATATTGATATATCACATATGGAACCGGTGGATTTAGATAATCCATTATTTAAAAATTTAGGTAAAGTTATTGTTAAGGATGTCCAATAAGATTATAAACAATTTATGGGTTGAAAAATACCGCCCATCCAAATTATCTGAATATGTGGGTAATGAGGATTTCAAAGAAAGGCTGCAGAATTATTTAAATGAGGGTGAAATACCACATTTATTATTATTCGGAGCTAAACCAGGAACGGGAAAGACGACCGCAGCTAAACTAATAGCAAATCATTTAGATTGTGATTTTCTATATATTAATGCATCATCAGAAAATAATGTTGATACTATTAGGACAAAGGTTACTAATTTTGTTAGTACT